CCACAGTACTAAATCAGCAATCTACATACCTTTACAATAGAATCAATAACAATAACAGAGCAATCTCATTGCAAGACTGATGTTATTGCTAAGGATATTTACACCTCAAATTTGTTACTCTTAGTTAGATTCTCCTTAGCTGGAATTATTCCTAAGTTGAACTCATTGTGTAAGCCACAGACTAACTTACCTTGGAGTGGTACTATATGATCTACATGGTGAAGAATACCTGTGATTCTACTTACCTCTAAACACTCTTTATAAACACTAGCTATAGCTTCTTGGTTAGCCCAAGGTACACTGGCCTGTAGACTAGCGGCTCTGTACTTTGCAGCAATAGCTTTACGTCTAGGTCGATTGTTCTTATTCCAAAGGCGATTAGATTCTCTCATCTTCTCTTGGTTCTGTTGGTAATATTTCTTAGAATTAACCTTAATACGTTCTGAACAATTCCTAGCAGTTGTTTTTCTATACTCTTTTACCTTTTCTTTATTTTCACTGCACCACCCCTTTATTCTCTCCATAATAGACTCTTTGTTGTTCTCGTAGTACTCCTTTCGTTTAACCTGCCATTCATCATTGTTTTCAGCTCTGTAAGTAGCTTTCCTAGCTGCATCCCTCAAGAGCTTACAGGCTTTACATCTGAGTACTCTACCTTCTGTAACAGCACCACAATCTACACAAACTCCCATGTTGTTCCTTTCTTTATCACGACATTAAACCAACACAATACTGACGTGATTCCAGTATTGCGACACGAATAAAAAGCCCTAAGATATTTCTACCAAAGGGCTTACGTTAGTCTTTAAAATACAAGACTTATAATTCTAAAAATTAAATAACTCAATAATTAATTACTCCTTAGTTAGATATTTCTTTCTTGTTCTCTATTTATTGTTTAGTACCTAGCATACCATCTTAGATTCTACAAACGTATTACCCTGTGTTCTCTATAGACAAGTGCCTATTTCTAGGTGTACTTTGACGCAAAACATGACGCACTAATCCACTGTAAGTCTTACACGGTTATCTGATTGAATCTCAGATGTGAAGCCTCTGGCTAACCTACGGAGAGCACATTCGTTTGTGTTTAGTAACTCTGCAATAGCTCTGTTAGATAATCCTTCTTCTTTATATTTACGGTACTTAAAGTACAATCCAATTTCTTCATCATCTTGTGTGTAAATACCATATATCCTGTCCCGCTCTTCTTTGAGTAAGGTGTTCTCTTTCAATAGTTCACTAGGATAAACCATCTGTACCTTTACATCTTGCTTGAGGTACTCGATATTTTCCTTCATCTCAAGAATACCTTGTAGTACCTCAAGTGAGGCTCTGAGTTTTCTAAGTGTGCTAACCCTAGATAGCATCTTCACATAGGACACATTTAAGCCCTTAGAGAAGCAAACCTGACGTAATTTATCCTGAACTGCTTTACGGATTAAATCCTTGTACTTTAAACTGTCAAGAGCACTGTTGAATTCCGTGAAGTATTCCCCGAGGTTAATCTCTGGATTAAAGCAGTCCTCGATACAGTCTGTGATCTCTTGGTTGACTTCATTACTCTCTGGTAGTACTTTAGTACTTGTTTCACTCAATAGCTTACTAGCTGTTGTTTTAATCCCAGCTAGAGCTACTTGATACTCTCTTGAATCTTTGTTCAGTTTCTCTAGATTACTTAGTTGTATTTGCAGTGTTTGCACTATTACCCTTATTCATTTGTGCAACTTCCCACGGACGTAAAGCAATAAAGAACCCGTAGCAAGTAATCCTAGTCAGTCCTGTGTTATCTGGGTGCACATCAAAGATTAATTCACCGTCTTTTGCAACACAAGCATGTAGTACATCAGTGCTTCTTGTGGTATTACCAGCAATCTCATGATACAGACCTTTGATTCCGTATGCTTCAATATGACAATCAAAATCTTCTACCATGCAGTATGCTAACCCAAACTGTTGCAGCCATCCATTCATATCCTTAGCCCATGTACTAGGTGTTATAAATAAAGGCACTTCTTCAATATTTAAGTGCAATAAAGATGCTAGTACTGCTGACAGGCAGTTACCATGTAAACCCTTATCTGGGTCATGTAGGATAGTTTGTTTAATATATTCCATTCTGTTCTTTCTCTTTATTATACACAGGCTCCTTACCGATACTCCTTCTGAAGTCACTAACGTTCATCCTAGACTGATGCATCCAATCACCTTGAGTCATCTTTAGGTAACGATCAATCAAGTCCTTACAGGTTTTGTCTCCAGATAACCACCAGTAATCTTCTTGTAGTTGCTGACGTAGGTAATACATCTGTAACTCTACGCTCCAGCGTTTCTTGTGTTTGTACTCTTGGTACTTTGTTTTTAGGTACTTAAGCATATTTATACTTTCTAGATGTTTGTGTATTGTTTCTTTGAATTTTTACCAACTTTTCTTGTTTTACAAATAGGGCATTTCCTACCTGTTGCAACAATACCTCTATCACAAACATAACACCAAAATAGTCCGTGTTTAGGTAAAGTACTCGATAACCTATTCAGTTTACGTGTTGGAACATCTTCTTTTGTGTTATTCAATCTTTTCTCCTTCTGGTTTTATCCCATAGACATACCACTGACTGGTCTCTCCCACCTACTCCAATACTCAGGTTCTTTCACCAGCTCGTACACAATCCCATCACAGTCATAGTGACTCTCGTAGACAATGCCATAGTCATTTCCGTAAGTACACTTACCAAAGAAACAATCTGTGTACCTCTCACCATGTGCATACACATCGAATACTCCACCGTCATCGGGTGCTGTACTGATAGGATACCATTGTGTTTTATGTTTATCCATTAATATTCTCCTTTACCACCTAAGTAACTAATCGGCTCATTTGTCTCTTTACCTTGTAAGCACAAGCATTTGTAGCTCCAAGTTACTCCGTTTGGTTCTTCCTCGAACTGTATTACCCGGATACTACCGTACTTAGTACCAACGATAACACAGTTAGTCTCAAACGAAATACTCATACAGATACGTCCATTGAGAACTTGTACTTCTTCACACAATGGGTAGTACCACTGGTCGTTATGACTTAGGTTAAACTCAAGTTTACGTACTTGTACTCCTAGGAGTTCTTTTAGGTAATCATTAGCGAATTTCACTCTTATCCTTTAACAATTTTTGAGTTATCTAATAACCAACAGATACCCCACATAACATAGAAATACCAATCAGCTTCAAAGATTGGCAACAAAACAATACTAAATATTGCTAGCATCCTCTCTCCTTCAACTTCTGTTTGTACTCCTGATATGACTTACAAGCGTACCATGTATGCAAAGCTGTTTCAAACGCTCCTACGCCGTACTGCGGTCCTTGTCGGTTATACTCTTGGAATTCCTCCCGTGCTTCTTTGGAGATTTCCTTTAGGTCGTTGTATTTATTCATTAATTACCTCCCGTTTAATCCCACGCTTATTACTCTCCTGACATAACACTACTACAGCAGCGAAGCATTCACTGTGCCAATCAGAGTTAGGTTCTCCCTTAGAAACCTTCTTTAGATCGTTATACGCAGTGTCTAGCAGTGAAGTAAGCTCTGTATTTGTCAGTGTGCTTAGGTACTCATTTAATTGCTCTTGTGTAATCATTCTTCTTCCTTAGTTAGTTTCTCAATTAAATCCGCAGCAGCTTGTAAGCACAGGTTATACTCTGAGTTATACCCACCGCCATTAAGTCCGTACTTAAATCTTAGTAGATTGAGGAGTTCTTTTGGTGTGAATTCTTTGTGGTTCATTCTTTAAATCCTGTTATGAAAACTTCAGTATTTCCATTTAAGTACTCCACCAGTTCAAAGGAATAATTGGTGAGAACAACTTCAGCTATTCCACGCATAATACCTTTCCTTGGGTTATTTGGGTAGTAGTAAGGTATGAAATCTTTTAGATTACTCCCGATGACTAAATGGCCTTCACTAGTGCTGAAGTAAATATCAGTCAGTAGGTATACTTTATTAAGTAGATTCTCGGTGTTATCCATATTTCTCCTTCAATTAAACCATTAAACAAGTCGTAGTTTACCACAGATTTCTACTATAAAACGAATAAAACCTAAGATAAACTGGCATTTCTGCTGGAATATCTTAGGTTTCTCCTACTATACATTTTCTTGTTGCCCACATTTTACACAGATCAAACACCACAAATCCAGCTTAGGAACAAAACTGTGATTGCACTTAGGTTTAACCTCTGTAGACTTACGGAAGATTCTATCATAATTATCTCGGTACTTCTCCGAGGATTTGCTACAGATCAAATCACCTGTAATTTCATTCAAGCTTGTCATAGTCCAATCCTTTATTCTTTAGCTCTTGTACGTATTCTAATGCTCGTACCTGTTGTTCTGGTGTACGTGATGTTAAATCCAAGGATTCACACTGCACAAGTTCTAAGCAAGCATACCAAGCATCTTTTGCACTTACTTTATCACCGCATTGATCGAAGTATCCTCGCCACCAATCTTCAAATGCTTTATGTGTATGCTTGTTAATTGCTGACATACCACGTCACCTTTCTGTTTGCTTTAATTACGCAGTCCGCTAAGGAACTACCTGATATAACACACTTAATTCCTTTTTCATCAATGTATGTTAGTTCGTACACACCGCGTAAGTCTTGGAACATACCTACAGCAAGGTTCTGATCTAGCCACTGGATAATCTCTAAGTAAGTCATTCTTTATTTCCAGTCATATCTTCATAAGTAATAGGTAAAGGTATTAGGACTTTCACAGTTTTAATACTCCATAAAATATTATCAGTTTTCTTAACTGTAAGCCAGTCCTTGTACTTAGTCTGATCTTTTACATAATTACTTCCAGCGATTATACAGTCTGAGGCACCATGCTCAGAGATGGCCACACTTACACTTACTTCTATATTTGGAAAACTCATTCAAAGAACTCCTTTAGTTTAGCATCAGAAATGCTTCCGGTAAATCTCTTGATCTCTACATTCTGATCATCCAGAAGTACAACTGTAGGAATAGATCGGATGTTGTACTGCTTGGTTAACTCACGCTCTATATCAATATCTACCTTCTGTATTTCCAGAAGTGGAAACACTCGTTTCATCTGTGCGTCTATGATTTTACATGGGTTGCACCAGTTGGCGCTGAATTTAAGTAGTTTCATTACTTAATCTCCAAGTCAATTACTTCATAATTAAAGTCATTTGAGATTGTCTCAAAGAATTTATCTATTGCTTTATCAAAAGTAATTTGTGCAGTCTCAAAATCACTATCAGAATTAGGGCAATCAATATCTACGGTTACGTACAGTTTAAATTCCATGAAGTTGCTCCTTTAAATAATTAATTTCAATCTGTTGATTATACACAAGTTCTTGCATCTTCAGCAGATTACTTACGATACTATCTCGGTCATGCTGGGATAGGTAACACCCAGAGTTGATCTTCTTTAGAAGAGACTCTTGAAAGTACATTTGCTTATTCATTAGTAATCCTCTTGTTGTTCTGAAGCTGCAATCTCGATTTCTTCTACGAGTTCATCACTAAGTAAGAAGTACACATCAACTCCTTGTAGCTCCGCTATAATCAATACACAACTAGCAGGATAATCTGGTTCAACCTGCACGCCATCTTCTCGGTATCCAATCTCAGGTGCTTCATATTCTAGTTCACATTTTAAGTAATGTGGAATATTGGCAGAGTCTAGAATTTCATGTGTGTACAGGTATAAACTGCTCATAGTACGCTTTCTTTGCGATTTAGTAACCAATTTCGATGATATTCTCTCTGTAACTCAGCTAATAGTTCTTTTATCTCTTTCTCCAGTGTTTCAACCTTCTGCTTAAACTCGAAGTTCTCTTGTACAAGCAAATCAATGCTCTCATTTAGCGCTTCAATTGTACTTGGCTTTTGGTGTTTCATTTAATCTCCTGCTTAAACTGTGTACGTAAGAATCCTAGAGTAGCACTTGCATTTAACTTAGCTTGTGTATTCCTGGGTGAACTTGCGATTTGCTCTAGGGTTTGCATAGCTGTATTATAAGCTGCTTTGTTGTTAGCTTCTTAGGCTTATCTTGTAGTTTACTTTCCATGTTTAACCTCTTGATAACTCAAGCTCCACACTAGAGCACCAACCCAAAATACAGCAGTCCATCCTAGGAAGATATTCAGCACAATGATACCAGCAAGGTTCCTGTGGTTACGCTTAACTGCGATTACACTAGGTAGGAAGTACAGATAGATACTGAGAAGAACCAGCAGGATTACGATAATTTCATACATTTTTAGCTTCCTTAAAGTTCAACAAAAGAATACTCAGAACTATCAATGTAGTAATAAGTCTTATCGCGACGGTTGTACTCAAATGTCATAGCAGCTAGATAGTGCTTTCCTTGTACAATGAACTCTTGCTCATAAGTTGGTGAACCACAGTTGTAAGAACCTTCACAATCATCGTGAGCTTCATTCTCAAGTCGTTCAGAGATTACACCCTCAGCTTCCTCTAGTGAATCGAAAGTATTACGCTCTGGTGAAGCCTCGAATACTAGCAAGGCTTGTTTCGCAAGTTCTAGCTCTTTAGCCTTATCAATGATAGCTTGCTGTAGTTGTGTTAGTTTTTCATTGGTGTTCATTTTTAGTTTCCTTTATTTATTTAACCTGCTCTGTTCATATCGAAGTAATAATAGCACGAAAGTTGTCCTGTTGGTGTAAGCACCATACCTTTCTTTAGTTCTTTAATGAGTTTCAATTCTAGCATAATTTGAGTAATGGTGTGCCCACAATGATACCCAAGAGATACCTTTAGCACACTAGTAAATAACAAGTGCTTATAGTCAGTCCTACCAAAGTTAGTACCTTGAAAAGCTTTTAGGATTTCTTCATCTGTTAATTCGCCAAGTGTATTAGATACAGCCATTTTCATTTTCCTCGTTTAAGATACATTTTCAGTTTTAACCTTGAGTCTATTGTACAGCACTTTTACTAGATAAACCACAAGTACAACCGGAAATACCAACCAGATTACACCGATAGTTAAATAACTCAGTAAAGCGATTAATACAACTCCTACATAAGCAAAGACTGTAACTACGTAAATCAAGAATGATTCCAAGGCTTTCATTTCTGTTCCTTAAGTTGAATACGAGTACCTTTCCACCAGCACTCAACGCATGTAGCTGGTGAAATATCATCGTGTGTTTTAATACTATGGCAAAAGTGCTCACCTGTGTTAACCATGAAAGTCTGTAAATGACCTACTGTGACATTCTCACTATCACACTCTGGACAGACTAAAATATCTTTGTTCGTTGTCTTGCTCATTAAAATAACTCCATCTGTGTATCTTGTGCTTCGTTTGTTTTGTCCTCAATTTCTTCCTCAAGAATATCTAGCTGTGTCTGCAGTAGTTCACACTTGAGTTCAGAGTCAGTATACAACGAGAAGTACTCCGCTGTTTTCTTGTAGAGGGCCTGTTGTTTTACTTGCAGGATTTTATGTTGGTTTTGAAGTTCTTGTAGTTTGTTCATTTGAGCTTTCATTTAAAACAGTCTAGTACATCCTGAATAACATAGTAATTACAATACTCATATGTAATGTCACTAACGTGCTGGTAAGTCTGGTATCTTTTAAGATTTTTAACCTTAGCTTCAATCTTAGCTAAACGGCTAGCTTCATTACTATTAGGATTACTGCATAAACCATCCAGTAACAACAAGATGTATTCATCTCTACGCTTCAACTGCTGTTCTAGCTCTTTGATCCGTAAATAGACATATTATTCCTTAAGTAAAGCACCTAGTATTACCTAAGTGCTTGTTGTTAGTTATTTAGAAGTAGGACGACCACGAGGTTTATGAGCTGTTGCCTTAAGGGGTTCAGTTGTTGCAATATAGTCTGGTGTTTTATAGAAGGCAGTAGTTCCTAGTGGTAAAACACCTTCAATGGCTTGAGAGACTGTGGCAACACTGACTTGCTTAATAGTCACTGGCTCTACTGAATCTTCTCCTTGGACAGTATCCACGGATACTAACTTAGATTCTTTCTTGTACATCATAACCTCGTAGTAAAAGCCAATCTGTTGCGGGGTTCCTTCGTTTGTATCAAGCTTAAACTCAAATCTTTCCTCGATAGCTTCTTTGATCTTCTGAGTGTACTCCAAGATAGAATAAGCTTGAATGTGTAGTGTTTGTTCTGTCATGTTAGTTTCCTTTTAGTTTAAATTAAGTATCAACGTTTGTTGATTTGTTCATTATACCACTGCTCTGATACGATTTTCACAGGAGTACAGGAAGAAAGTAGTTCTTTAATATTCTCTGAAATCCCACCATAAAGACGCAGTGTTACGGTAGCATCTCTATTATAACCGTGCTCACAACCAGTAATGTACATCTCAGATTCTTTTGGTTTGATTCTAAACTCCAGTGGATGATAGGCAGACGGACAAGACGTTAAAGTAAGTAAAAGATAATTATTGTCACAATCACGCCAAGTATTATCTAGGCTTGGATTGTACTGAATTTCATTTCCATCTGCAATCCACCGAAGAACTTGGTGGAATCTATGTTTAGTTTTCATTTTGTCATTTAAGAGAGAGTTAAGACTTGATTGTAGCACAGTTTCCTGCGTTTTCAATCCAAATATCTCTTTGCTCTAGCCGAAGGATAATTTCCTCAGAGTCCATATTCATTTCATCTCCGCGTAAGCACCCAAGAATTTCTTCCTCAGTCAAGAACCCAGCGTACACCCTTCGGAATGTCTTTTCGGTTTGCTTCAAGATATGCTCATTAGCTTTCTTCTGATCATGTGCCTTGCTAAGACCCAAGGAATAACTAGCGTGATGAACGAGCATATCAGCCTGTGGATGCACTTCTACTGCATCACATACTAATGCAAGCATACTGGCACAACTCGCTGCTGTACCTTGGATAATAGCCTTTGTAGAGCATTCTGTAGCTTCTAACGCTGCTAAGAACGACAACATACCATAGTAATCACCACCGTTTGAATTAACGATAAGTTCAAAGGAGTCATTCTCGGTGGCATCCAAGAGTACGTTAACCACTTCGTTGTATTCGTCAGCAGAACCTACATCTTCTGTTAGGAAGTAACGGTGATTATTTAATGTGGTTTCTGTGCTGAATAGTTTAGGCTTATCTTCAGTCATTTTGTTCCTTTAAAGAAGTTCTTTAGTTTATACCACAGCGATGTATTCTGCACAAAGTTTCTAGCCTCTGGTCCACAGTAATGTGTACACGATGGTACGTTTCTAACTACTGGACAGAAGTTCAAGCGTTTATCTTTGCTAAAGAAACCAACATTTCGTAAATACTTACACCTGTCAATGTCTGTTAGACTTAATTTCAGTACAACGTATTTACAATCTTTACACAACTTAGTTTGTTCTTCCATATTATCCTTTGTTCTCGTTAAGTAACTCAGAGATAGTAACACAGAATCCTTGCTTATTCTTCTTGTGTAAGTGCTTTAATTTCTGGTAAGTATTAAAGTACTGCGAACCCTTGAGCCAGTTAGAATGAATATCCCTAGGATACTCCTTGTTCTTAATATACACATAGAACTTCGTTGGTTCACCTACGCAAGTGAAGTGTGGAAGATCATTCCAAGCACCCACCTCTAAGTCCTGTGATTTACTCATATTATCCTTATTGATTTAAATACCCGTTAAGGCCATTGTTGTACTCTAGGCTACGTTGGTATGTCCGTATGTACTTTCGTTTGTCCTAGGACTGTTCTGGTGGATTCTAGGAGTGTTAACTGATGATATTCTTTAGTTTATACCATAAAGATGTGTTCTGCTTGAACAGAAGTGCTTCTGGTCTACATTCTCCGATTCCAATGTGGCGTGATGTTGCACACGAAACAGGTTCACCATTCACAGAATCAAAACTATTAGACTTTAAACATTTATCAGCCATGTGCAGTCTTGCGCTAAAGTGCTCACAGTCTTTACACAGTATCATTTCTGTTTCTCCATTTGGGCTTTAAAGCATAACTTTGTCTCAATTCTACACATAGTGAGGTTAAAGTCTGACCAGATGTAACCTAGCGTACAAACACTGACCAAACCGTCTAGAAGCATAGCTAGACCTCTTGAGTGATTCAGCAAGTACAGCTTCAAATTGATGTACCTATGTTTGTTAAGCTGGAAGTGTTTCATTTGTTACTTTCTATTCGTGAATCTATCAACCGCTTCAAGAACAACTGCTAATCTGTTCTGTTGCCCAAGGTCATCTCGAAATACCGTATGTTTACCACAGGTTGTTCCAAATCCTTTGTACTTAGGGTACTCTACCTTTAGGTCTAACCCTTTAATCAGTATTTCCATATGAGCATCTTCCAGTAAAGGTTCAAACCATTTAAGATCGTCATAAGACCCTTCGTCTGTACCTACGTTTAACCCAATAGCTAGTGTAGCTAGTTCGGTAAGTTCCTTTGGTGTTTTCATTTATTTCCTTATCGGTTGAGTAGTTTAAGTTTAGCATCTTCAAGTGAAATAGGAGTATATCTTGTTTGTTCAACAGATACACACAAGTATCGCTCGTCTTGCACTAGTTCATCTTCTCCAGTCCAAGAATTGTACTCTTGAATCATAACACTTCTACTATGTAGATGACCATGAATGTTTCCACTCCAGCGTTCAATACTACAAGTGTGTACCGGGATATGACTTAGCAGGAAGTTATCTAGTACCTTGTATGGATGAGTACTCTTGAAATGCTCTAAGTACTCTGCTGGTCGGAACACGTCATGGTTTCCTTGAATAAGAATCTTAGTACCATTTAATCGAGAAACAATACCCAAGGCACTACGGTTGATAACAACGTCTCCTAGATGGTACACAGTGTCTTTAGGTCGTACTAATGAGTTCCAGTTCTGGATAAGAGCTTCGTCCATTTCTTCTGTGTTGTCCCAAGGTCGTTCCTTGGTTCCATCTTCACGTAAGAACTTAACGATGCCTCTGTGAGAGAAATGAGTGTCTGAGATCAAGTATGTGTTCATACGCGTTCTTTCAGTAATCTGATGAATTAGAACTAGAAGAACTATCACAACTACTAGAGGAACTTGAGTAATCACTTGATGAGGCACTGGAACAACTGTTGTAACTTGTAACAGAACTTGTGGTAAGTGCATCTACCACTAGGTATGTCATAAGAGCATTGTTGGTGTCCTGTGAGACATTACTGTTATAAGGTGTAGTATCACTAAGGCTTCTGTGCGCTGAAACATGCGCCGCTGGCCTAGAAGTATACATAGGTGTCCTGCCTGTTAAGGAGGGTTTAAACTCCTTTGTACTTAAGCTGGGTGGCGCAGGAGTAGGAGTGATCATACTTGGCAGTGGTTTAATTTTGAAGAACTTCTTGATCTTGTTGAACATGTTTTTCCTTTCGTTATTAAGTCCAGCAAGTGTACCACAAGTCTTTCTACGGTCAAGTGAAATAAACTTAAGAAAGAACTTGACATTGCTACAGAAGCTGTGTCATAATGCACTCATGGATAAGAGAAGTCTAGGCAATGATGCAGTTCATTGTACACAAGTGGTTCATAACTCTCCACTGGCTACGAGTAATCATCTCAGGTGCTAAATCTCACCAATAATTTCCAGCTAACAAACGGTAAGCACAAAAGCAAGACCAAAGGTCTTTCGCTTAAACACTTACTAGACGAATGCAAAGGGCACTACATTGGCTTCTTCGGAACCTGTTGTAGTGGGAACGTCTGACAGGAACCTCAGAGCAAAGATAACAGCCCGTCAGGGATGAGTCTAAGAGCTTTAGGAATCTCAGTTTCTCTTATCTTTTAGGGCAGAGCATTACACCGAATAGTGACTTCTCCCTAAAGGGTAACTACGTCTGATTTTCCTAGAGCAACCTTATCTTAGGTTTATACTTAAGTTATTACTTAGGTATGTAATATAATGAAGTCTTATTAACTAGAAAGAAGATATGTTCAACAAATCAGAAGAAGCTATAAAGTCTATTGCTAAGTCTATGTCTTTGATTCATGAGAAGTATGAAGGAAAAGAGAACAAAGAACTAAGGGAGTCATTACTCCAACCACTAAGAGATGCTTGTGTAGACTTACATAAGTTCAGGATTGATCTAAATGTGTTGTGTTTTAACAAATGAATAACCCACAATACCAAGCAATAAGGTACGACTACAGAGAAGGTCTGTTGTATTTAGTAAAGACTAACAAGGTTATCATCCCTGATGATGAAAACAAAGTTTACTTCGGGTACGACAACAAGCGATACGTAGTCAACTCTGGTAAGTTGTGCTATGAGATTCTGCATGGTTGTAGCATTCCAGAAAATCACAGGTTGATCTTCAAGGATTTAAACAAGCGTAATCTCAAAGGTAACAACTTAGCTATCATCCAGAGTGAACAATACAAAGAAGTACAAGAAGCCATCAAGAACCTCTCAGGATGGCTTAGGTTAGGTACACACAGTAAATGTATGTACAGCTATGTCCTTGAGTACAGACTCGGTGGTAAGCCTGTTAAACGTGTGATTGATGATGTGGTAGTAGCCAAGAGGGAACTACTGAAGATGCAACTGAAGTTCACTAAGATTGTGTCGAAGTATTTTTATTTAGAGTAGTTGTGATACACTACATTTAACTTAACTAAAGGAACAGTAAATGAAACCAACATTCGTACTTATCTGCGATGAACGTGCTTATAGTTACGTCAACGGGAAATTAGATCAAGTCTGTGTAATTACACCTACACGTTCTATCAAGAAAGACATTGAGTATTTTCGTGTAAATGGATTGGATATGGAAGAATGACTTCACATGAGCTAGCTAGGAAGCTTCTAGAGGTGGAAGATGTACCAGTTATTAGATATGTTGATGAAGGTATTTATTACGAGGAAATAGTAGAAGTATCTGATTATCAGTACTTGTCTTACTACAGTGCAGACAGGAGCAATCATATTGCTAATTGTGTTGAGCTTTTCTAGAGTATTACTTGCATTATTACAAGACGCATGATATAATCCACGTTAATTACTATCATGGACTCGCATAATTGGATTGCAGCACTCGTTAAGGTGCCTCGAAAGAAAGTATGTCTATTCACCAATCCAGAACAAAAGAATCTTCAGTAGCATATTGGTAAATGCACTCGTATGTGGATACGAGAGGTTGTTGTTCGATTCAACACTGATTATTGTATAGTGGCTTGCACCACCATAACGGTCTGGTAAACAGACGCTGCATAACGTAAGCAGTACACAAGCATTGCCAGAGTGGTCTAATGGTGATTGTACTGAAAGTCCGGCTGTGCGTAGTACAAACGCTATACAGAGGATTCACAGGTTCGTATCCTGTATGCTTGAACAAAGATGCAACCTCGCAGGTTGGCTCGGTACGTAGTACCATGCATGAGATTCATCTAGACTTATTCTGTATCATCTGCTGTTCTTCGGTGGATAGGGACTGTTAACCGGTCGGTAGATACTCCGTAATATAGTAAGCGGAACTTTTAAGCAAGCGTCGGTGTGGAATTCTTAATCAGAGCACACAAAACTAGAAATATACCGGGATGTTAAACCGGGGAAGAAAACAGTTCACCCGCTTCTAGGTTCGTGCGGTTGACTTGTGAGGCACGTCAGACAGTGTCATGCTTGGTTGGTGACAAGCACGCTTACTTAAGATAACAATTCAGGGACTGTACTTCAGAGAATAGAAGAACCGGCTTCTACCCGGTATGTCGTAGGTTTGAATCCTACCAGTCCCGCCATAAATAGGTTGTCTGACGAGACTTCAAATACACACTTAACAGTAATTCCGTAACTGGGTACTTCTTTATGGTAAATGTGTAAACCACAAGAGTTACCTCTACTTGTGAACTAATTAACTCAACATAACAATAATAATTTCTATGACTAAACAAAAAGAAAAACCAATGCACTTCTGTAGAGCTTGCGGTACACAGCTTGTATTCGTGAGTACTTTCCGTAGAGGCATCTGTGGTAAATGTGCTGGTGAGATTTCATCAGTACAACCAACGACACTAGACGATATTGATACCGACATTGATTTGTTGGTTAATCCTACCCGTAAGACACGAGCACCTGATAGTGATTCAGCGAGTGGGTATATTAATTCAGAGGACTAGCTTGCCAGGACGATAGGACACAGATTAATTTGTGGTATACTTTAAGGAGAATAACTATGAATGAAGGCGACGGATATGCAGACAAACTAGCAGAAGCTTTCGATAAGGCACTTCTAGAGTTCGGGAATAAGCGTTTAGCTAAGGCTTTGTATAGTGAAGGCTGGGATGGTTAAATAAGATTACTAAACACAAGTCATGTCGGGATTAAGTTCGGTCGGTACGTAATAGTACAGAACATGTAGACGGTAAAGGGTGCAAGCAGGTGGTATAGAAACCACTAGATAAAAACATTAGCTTGATTGAATACCTGTGGTAGCCTACTTGTGGTTAGTACCTATAATGAACTCGCGTTGCAACGAGGTTCCTGGGCAAGAACTAAAAGGCTCTCACCACATCAAGTAATTAGGGCTTGTATTGTCGTGGACTCGGAGATTAACGTGCGAGTATAAACTGACGTTACGTTCTTAGGTAATCTAGTTTAACACCTAAGCGAACCGTGTGGCTTCTGGAGCGTAATACCAGACCTATATGATGGTAAGCAGGACTTATAAAATTACTACATTTCAACGGATTACTTAAGATTTAATTATTCTATCTCAGAAATAGTTATTTCTAGGTACTTTCTCTTGGATTTAATTACAATTATCTACTGTGATTTAACTGGAAGAATCCGAGCGAGATTTACACTCGGTGTGCAGGTTCGAGTCCTGTCAGTAGATCAAGAATAAACCACAAGCATTTTAAGTTTTTGTTTGTGCATAAATACTACTATTAAGAGGTAGTACCCTGTGTGCAGTTCCGAAAGGTGAAAGCTTATGTTGTGCTTGCTGGTTAATCTGTCAGCATAGCTCAAGTATAGATTCGTTCCGCTTGTAGCTTTTGAACTGACCCCGGAATGTAACCGGGACTAATAAACGTGTACGAAATCTAGGCAGTTAGAAAGACATGCCGTGGATATGTACACGTAATGAACACATATACATAGAATTGCACAAAGTGCTGTTTTGATAACATCTATGTATTACATACCATGTCTTTCTGTGTAGTTCATACCTAAGCTGTTAAGTATGTCAAGTTGCTCACGTCTGTATTTTACTGCTAATGTAATAGCCCTATCTAGTCCTAGTTTATTAACAGAGAACAGTTTTTGGTATTGCTTCTTGTCTACACCCCTCCAAGAAGCTGTTATGTAGTCAAAACCTTTTGCATGCAGCTTATATACTCCTGTGTGTCCTGTAGAACTTCTATTCTTTGCTGCCTTAATATTCTGAGTATTATGTTGCTGTGTCTTTAGGGTTAAATTACAGATTGAGTTATTGAATGCATTTCCATCCAGATGATCTATAACTAATGTACTGTCAATACTTCCATAAGTCATTACCCAAATAATTCGATGGGCAAGGTATAACTTAGAGTTAAACTTAACTCTCCATCCAAAACCGACTCCGTTTTTAAGGTAATTCTTACCACCAGCAACAGCTCCACAGCACTTACCGCAATTGCGACGTAGCCCGCTTTCACTGCTTGTATCTAACGACAGGAATTGATCCCACTTGATCGAATTATAATCTAACGTACTTTTACACATATTGCTCCTATTAATTAAAATAAGAGTATAACACAAGGAAACAAATATGGTCTTTAAAGCAAGAAAAGATAACAACGGTGAACTCGACTCCAGAATTAACACCAAGGGAAGGATTGTTAGAGAAAAACCTTTAAATAGAGAGCTAAAGGACAGATACCTTATAGAGTTGCTGAGAAAACTACGTCCGGGGCAAGCTAGTGCCATTAAAAGAGTGCTAGATATTGTTAAGGATGAAGGAACCTCTGCGCAGAATGCAATTAAGGCAAGTGCGTTAGTGCTGAGTACATATACCTCATTAATTAAAGAATTGTACGGTCGAGACGAAGTAGACGAGGATGAAATTTCTATTGAAGAAATCCAAGAAGTAAACCCTCCAGCAAAACTCTTCAGTTTGACTATGATTAAGAATAACGAAGTAGTAGATAAATCAGACTAAGTAAGGAGTTAAATGGCAACAGCTAAGAAAAACAATAAAAAGATTATGAAAGGGGATGAAATATCCCTTGCCCCTGCTAGTAAAAAGCAAGAAATGATTCTTAACTCTAGTAGTACAATCACACTGGCAGGTGGCGCTGCTGGGAGTGGTAAGACCTTCACACTTCTTATGACAGCTTTAAGGTTCTTACAGCATCCAAGGGCCACAGCAGTTCTGTTCCGTCGCACAAGTAAAATGCTGACAGCACCGGGGTCGATCTGGCATGAAGCTGTTAGTATGTACAGTGCTTTGTACTCTGATTTAAAGATCAGAGCGAGAGAAACTGAAATTGTGTTCCCTAATGGAGCACTGCTAAAGTTCTCCCACATGCAGCATGAGAACAATATGTATGACCATAAAGGTGGTCAATATTCATTCGTAGGGTTAACGCAAGTCAGGCCCCTTTGAGTAGGAATACTCATAGCAAATCTATCTAAACGGGGAATATCTCACTGAGACAACCTACCGTGCTAAATTGCGAAAGCATAAAAGCCTAACGACTAGAGTGAAAGCTCGTAGTATCAAGTGATACGAAACGATAGAGTTCCTAGTTGGAACATGATATAGTCTAATCTGTATAGCGATATATAGCAGCTTAGTTGCGGGGATAGCCTAACGAACTATCTTGAATAAATTTTGTTGACGAAGTTACGGATTTCACTGAGACACAGGTTGTCTACTTGCTTTCCAGAATGCGGAATGCTCACGTAGACTATAGACCTCAGATGTTCCTTAGTACTAACCCAGAGTACCACCATTTTACAAGACACTGGATTCAAGATTTTTACTTAGATACTAATGGAATACCTATTGCTGAGAGAGCAGGTCATGAACGTTTCTTTGTACGACAAGGTAACAACATGGTTTGGTATAACTCAAGGCAAGAAGCAGAAGCTATTCATGGAACTGGTGATGCTACAGGTATTAGTTCATTTACCTTTATCCCTGCTACCTGTAGGGACAACCCCCCACTTTTATTAGCTCAACCTGACTATATCTCACGATTAATGTCACTTCCAAGAATCGAACGTGAAAAGCTACTTGATGGATGTTGGTTTTCACGAGTAGAGTCAAGTGGTTTGTTCAGACGAGAGTGGGTAGAAATGATGGAGTTTCCTAACTCAAAAGCTACCAACAGAGTTAGAGCTTACGACTGTGCATTTACTAAGGTATCCGAAGCATCTCCTAATCCTGACTGGACTCGTGGTGTTCTTATGTCGAAAGACAAGCAGAGTGTATACACCATTGAGGATATGGTAAGTATGCGTGATAGGGTTCATAATGTAGAAAAACTTATCTTTGATACAGCAGAGATTGATGGACAAGACGTTATTATATCAATCCCTCAAGATCCGAATGCTCAAGCAGGTGCCTACGCTAAAGACCTTCAACGCAGACTAGCTGAAAAAGGATACACAGTAAAGTTATCGAAGCCTGTAAAATCTAAGATGATTCGCTTTGCGCCTTTTGCAAGTATTGCTCAAGCTGGGTATGTAAAAGTAGTTGAGGCAGAGTGGAATAAAGACTTATTTGAAGAAGCAGAAGTATTCACTGGTCTTAAAGGAAACAGAGATGACATTTGTGACTGCATCAGTGATTGTGTAGCAATCCTAAACAGAACGCAAGAACTTTGTTCGTTCACCCTCCCAGACCTATCCACCGCTAGCTCCTTCGGTTTTAATTAAAGTTCTTACAGCCTCTACAGTCAGTTTAACCAACCGAATGCTACATCCGTATTCCCAAGGTTAAACAAACGTTATACAGGCTGTTCTAGTCAGTCCTAGTACTAGCATATCACTTGTGATTACTTACCTTCGTAATCAAGCCTTAAACAATCAATAATGATAACATAACCAAAGGAGCCTAATGGCAACTAAGAGTACTAAAACAGCACAACCACCACTACCATCATACGCTCAACCACAACCATTCTCATTGAGTGAGCAAGGTTACAACGGTATGAATGTATTCGGTGGTATCCCTCAAGATGAGATCAAGCGTGAGCTTATATTCCCCGCCAGTATTACTACCTTCAAGAAGATGGCAATGCACTCAGCAATTGCAGCACCGCTTACATTGTTTGATACGCAACTCGGGAAGGTAGACTGGAAGGTTCAACCACCAGATAACCCCACAAAGAAAGAACAGACGCAGACTCAGTTCATCCGTGATTGTATGCAAGATATGGAGCATTCCTTTAGTGATTTCATCCGTGATGCTGCTAGTGCTAATCAGTTCGGCTTTAGTGTACACGAGAAAGTCTTTCGCTATCGTACTAAAGATGAAGGTTCGATGTTCACTGATGGAAAAATTGGTTGGCGTAAACTGCCAATCAGGAACCAAGAGACAATCTACAAGTTCTTATTTAGTGCTGACGGTAATGATCTTATCGGAGTAGAGCAATCGTTTCCTAGTACTGATCCCTACGGACGTTACTCTACCAGAGTTGATAACCCTAAGCTATCTCTAGGTGTTGATGGTAAGGCTATGCTCTTTAGAGTAGGTAAACACCGGGGTGATCCTTGTGGTAAGTCTCCATTAAGAGATGCTTATACTGCTTGGTTGTACTTAACAGCAATTGAAGAAATCGAAGGTCAAGGCGTCAACCGAGATTTAAAAGGTTTACCTATCCTGAAGATTCCACCTCAGTATATGTCAGCAGATGCTACACCAGATCAGAAGTCTATTTATTCTGCATATCAAAACGCTCTGAGAAACTTAAGCACTGGTCAGCAGTCAGGTATGATTTTACCAACCGCGTGGGACTCTGAGAGTAAGCAAGCCCTATTTAGCCTTGAGTTACTTAACTCAGCAGGGGCAAAGTCATTTGATACTACCAAGATTAAAGAGTACTACAAGAACGCTATTTACACAGCTATGTCCAGTGATATTCTAGTTATGGGTCAGTCAAGTACAGGTTCATTTGCGCTGGGGGCAATAAAGAATTCTCTAGTAGGTGCTTACCTTGAGAACATGGTTAAGAACCTGTTGGAAGTTATCAACAATGAACTAATCAAGCAGACCTACAGACTAAACGGATGGGATGAAACCCGTATGTGTAAGATGTACGCGGATAACCTAGAGAATGAAGATACAGAAGCTCTCTCAAAGCTGGTTCAGCGCGTAAGCTCAGTCGGAGCACTAGAAATAGATCGTGCAGTACTTAATAGAGTACGTCGAGCAATGTCTGTAGATGAGCTTCCAGATGATCTAGAGCCACAGATTGATATTATGCCGGGTTTCACATCTAAATCAGGTGCTGGTATGGCTAATGGTACTGTAGGCGAAGGTACAGCTACTTCATTAAGCGGTAGTGATACTTCTAGTACAAACGCAGATAATGCTGCTTAGTAATAGAAAATAACTATAGACTTTACTATTTCATTGACTTAGAGTATAACTGGTGATATAATCCTACTATCGCTAGTTTACCTAATATAGGAGAAAACTATCACAAACAAATCTAGACTAATCAAGAAATCACTAAATGATGAGCTAAGACTAGCAACCTTTATTGTACTTGAGCCTCAAGCAGACGATGGTACTACTACTGATCTTCACGGAGATTGGTACTCCATCGAAGAAGTACATAAAGCTTCCATGTCCTTCAACCGACATTGCAGAACCGCAAATCTATTACATTTAGTCGAAACAACAGGGTTCTCTTTTGATGAATCATACGTCACTCTAGCTGACATGGTTATTGAAGGTGAAACAATCCTAAAGGGAACTTGGGTAGCAACTGTGTACTGTCCTGACGATGATATTTGGGAAGCAGTCAAGGATGGCTCCTTGAATGGACTAAGTATCCAAGCTCTCGCATCAGTACACACAATTACAGAATAGGAATTATGACAGATAAACAACCAGCTAAAGTAAAAGCTACTAAAAAATTAACTGAAATCTCCTTCGAGCACGAAGGGGCTGCAATTGCTCTTGTAAGTGCTTCTCAAGGTGGGCCGGCGAACGGCAAGAGTAAGACTCTACAGCTTAAAGCTACCAGCGGTTTCTCAAAGGAAACTATCCAGAAAGCACAGCAGATTCAAGTAACGTTAGATATTCCAGAGTTCCTCCAGAAGTTCTTTGGATTGTACTACACGGATTCACAAGTACTAGCTCAACTGATGGGTTATGTACCCCCAGTTGACACTGTAGACCCTTGGGATAACACCAGCTACATCGACGAACAAGTAGCTTCATTTACTATTTTAAAGAGTATGCAAAAAGGTAATCATGTTACTCAACTAGCTTCTCTAAGTGAAACTGATTATTTGCAGTTTCTAGAAGATCAGGCAATGCTTGAAGGGGTAATGAAGCAAGTAGATGCTATTAAGGCTCCTACAAAGCAAGTTGCTAAGAAATCTAAATCTAAAGGAGAACCAATGACTCAAGAAGTCGAAGATAACAAAAGTGAACTCGTTCAAGTGCAGAAAGCTCTAGACGCACAAAAGGTTGAACTGCAGAAGGCTCTTGATCTTATCACTAAGTTCAAAGAAGCTGAAGTACAAGCTGTAGTTAAGGCTAAGACTGACAAGGTACAAGCTGTAGTTAAGAACAAAGAACATCAAGAGATTATAGCTAAGGCTTGTCTTGAATTGAAGTCAGAGGATGATTTTGATGCTTTCCTATCGGCTATTCAAACGATGCAAGCTGGAGTAACTTCTAGCGAGATGTTCGTTGAGAAGGGTTTGCAGAGTTCTGTTGATAAGCCTGCTGCTACACCAGCAGACAAGGTAATGGCGGTAGTTAAAGCACGTATCGCTGCTGGTAAGTAATTCGATTTATAAAGGAAATTAAATATGGCTATCGTAACCTCTGTGACTTACCCTGTGAAATACAGTGATGTAGTTAAATATGAACAAATGCCTGAGTTTGCATGGTGCCGTGAGCGAGTAGTTGCTCTGGAAGGTTCTGCAATGACTTACGCTATTGGCACAGTTTTAGGTGTCATTACGGCATCCGGTAAATATCGTAAGCAAGATGCTGCTAGTACTGATGGTTCTGAAGTTGCTGCTGCTGTAGTTGCTGAAGATAAAGCAATCGCAGCTACTACCGATACCTCTGTTTTAGCTTTTGTACGTGGTGACATGATCCTTAATAAAGCTCTACTGGTTGTTGGCGCTGGCACTGATACTGCGCCAGAACTTGCTGCTGTTTATGCTTCTCTAGCAGCTAAACGTATTCTCGTGAATGATGGTTTGGCTATCGCCTAATCTAGTTACAAACAATAAACAACAGAGAGATTAAGTTCTCTCTCTCTAATTAATAAGTAATATTTAAAGGACAAACATGACCATTACACGTGATTTTACCGACCCAAATAAAGTAGTTGAATTTACAACCGCAGTAAATTTAATTCCGAACACCTACGGTTTGCTTAACGAAAAAGGACTATTCTCTAACGAGTACATCTCTCAAAATACACTACAGTTTGAATCCATTGGTGCAGCTATCAGTGTTATCCCTGATAAGTTCCGTGGCACCCGTCATAATGTTAACAAACAACCCGGTGGCAAGATGCTGACGTATTCTAGCACATTCCACCCATTAGATGATGCCCTGTTTGCTTCTGAGCTTCAAGGTGTTCGCCGATTTGGTACAGCGGATCAACCTGATGTTGAGTCTGAGCGTATCGCTAAGAAACTTGAAAGCATTCGTCGTTCGCATTCAGCTACTCTAGAAACTGCTCGTTGGTATACCCTTACCACAGGTGCCCAGTATGCACCTAATGCTACCCAAGCTGCTAATTTCTACACTGACTTTGGACTGAGTCGAGTTGAAAAGGATTTGGTTCTTGGTACTTCTACCACCGAAGTAAACCAAATTGTACAAGAAGCATGCGCTTCAATTCAAGATACAATGCTCACTGGTGAAGTTATCAACGGCTTTACCGTGTACTGTTCTCCAGCTTTCTTCGCCAAGTTGACTAAACATGCTAAGGTTGTAAGTGCATTTACTTACTACTCCAGTACACAAGAGCCTCTTCGCCAAGGTTTCCGTTCAGGTAAGTACCAGCGTTTTGAATACGGCGGTGTAACTTACATTGAAGTACGTGGTGGTTACAACGGTCAGCTATTCATTCCATCTGGGGATGCATACATGGTTGCAGAAGGCACTACTGACGTGTTCAAGACTTACTTCACACCGGCAGCTCGCTTCGATACAATTAATACTGTAGCAGAAGAAGTTTACGTTTGGATGTTCAAGAACCAGAGTAACACCGAGATCACTGTTCAATCTGAATCTTCATTCGTTAACGTAATGACCCGCCCACAGGCTGTTGTACGTTTATTCTCCAGCAACTAATGTAAACGGACTCTACTGAGTCCTTATATTGTATAGCATTCTCACAAGGAGTGCTATATGCTATAATACAGATTAAGCTAGGGGGCACCCGAAAAGATGATTATCCACCATCCTGCTTATTTCTTTTAGTGGATGTTTCGGGAGAATATGGAAAAGAAATACTATGTGTACATTCACAGTAGAAAAGATAACCAAGTAGTTGTTTATGTAGGTAGCGGAACTTCAGACAGATATTTGCAAATAAACAATAGAAGTAATAAATGGAAAGAGTTCAATAAAAGTATAGAACTCGATAAGACTATTTACAAAAACTCTTTAACGAAAGAAGAAGCTCTTGTACTTGAACAGGAACTGATATTAAAGTTAAATCCTGAATTAAATATTATCAAGAACATTGCTGTGACTATTAAGCTATCTGAATTATGTCTAGATGAATATCTAGCTTATGATGAAACAAGTCCTAGTTGCCTACGTTGGATAAAAACTATTTACTCTGGTTCTAATAAAGCATCACCAAAAACTAAAGCAGGAGATTGTGCTGGATTTTAAACTGTAAGAAAACTTGGAGAGTTGGATTTAAAAGTAAAGTATACTGCGCGCATAGAATTGTTCTATTACTTAACGGTGAAAATGTTGATGAGTTTGAATGCGTAGATCATATTAATGGCGATCCTTCTGATAATAGACTTGTAAATCTTCGTAATGTAAGTCTAAGTTTAAACTCAAGAAATAGAAAGAACCCTCCAAGTAATACAGGGTATGCAGGTGTAATTAAAACTCGTATAGGCTATGGGAGAGGTTCTGAAAAATATAACGAATATTTCCTAGTAAGGTGGACTGACATTTCTCGTAAGAACGCACAAAGAAGTTTAATATAAAGCATTTTGATACGGAAGATTTGGCGCTTCAAACAGCCTGTGAATACAGAGCAAAGATGATCACAGAACTAAACCTCCAAGGCGCAGGTTATACCGAACGCCACGGAACCTAAGCAGTACTTAAGCTAATTCTACAAGGTATTCCAAGAGTGCCTTGTGTAATGAGACTTAACAGGAGCTACATTGACAGAAGAACTGATTGACCTACCTAACGGTAGATACACCGATACAGAAATCACTATTGATACCCTAGGCCATGAAGTTATCCACGGCCAAACCCCTGAGTTTGAGATTGCTAGAACTGGCTACTACAGAGGTAAAAGAGCTAACCTAGGCTACTCTCTTGCTCGTAGGTCCGGGTGGTTAGATACCAGCAGTATCTGCGATGTTAGTAATTACCTAGATAATTCTCAAAGTTCAAACAATAAAGTCCTTGTAGGTACTACGTATTACATCAGAAGCTCTAGCTCACAAGATGGTAATGGTGGTACTGGCATCAGAAGTATGAGGATTAACTCTCTAGATGCTCTAGGTAACAGAACAATCTCTACAGTAAGCCTAACAGGAACTACAGCAGTATCCCTTGGGAATAACTTCAGTTTTATCCAGTACATGGAAAGTGAAACAGTAGGTTCATCAGATGGTGCAGTCGGTGATATTACTATCAGTACTGTAACAGGAGCTCCCACTGTAGCTCAAACTGTAGAGAAGATTACTGTAGGTGATTCCAGAAGTATGTCTGGTAGAGTTAAAGTTCCAACAGGCTTCAGCATGTACTTACGTGGGTTCTACGCTAGTGCGTTCTCAGCAGCAATGGATGTTCGTATTCGTGGACAAGCTTTCACAGATGATCGTTCATTGTCTCAAGGATTTCACTTCCAACAGAGTGCTTACTTAGCCAATGGGGCTAACTCTGACTTTGATTTTGAGTACTTGAAGTTTCCTTCTGGTGCTGAAATAAAGATCAGTGCTATTAGCTCACAAGCTGGAGCTGGTAACAGATGTGATGCTAACTTTCATTTTATTCTTCTTGAGAACTAACCTGCTAAACAACAAATATAAACCACAAGTTAACCTAGGACGTAAACCTCAAGGTGTACTCCTAGATTGGATTGGTGGATTAAAACAAGAACAACTAAAGGAACTTAATGGCTATAACACCGATTCAAGAAATCAGATTAGCAGTCGGTGATACAGACCCTGCACTTCCATTGTTAACCGATGAAGTATACACCTTTTATCTCACGAAGAACTCTAACAGTGTAGCTAGAGCTTCAATAGATGCTGCTAGAGCTATCTTGATGGTTCTAGCTCAGAGAACAGACGAGTCCGTTGATATCTTTAGCTTCAAAGGATCACGCGCTGCTGCATCTTACATGGAAGCACTGAAGCTGTTTTTACGAGACCCTAGTTTGAATCCTTTGTACAACAACTGTGGTATGTACGCGAGTGGTATCTCTATAAGTGATATCACTGCTAACAATGCTAATAGCGATAACGTAAGTTCAACTAATGTATTCAACAGTATGTACAGCAGTAACTTGGGAGCGTACTAATGTCTCCTGCTGATATTGCTACAGCTAGAGCTTTAGGTAAGCACGGACAAGACTGCACTTATACTTCCGTAACTCAGGGTACTTACGATATTGAAACTGGTGGTATCACAAATACAACCACTGATTACACAGTAAGAACATACAAGAACCATATCAGAGCTACCCAGTATCACTACCCTAGTTTAATCGGTAAGGACTCAGCTTTGTTCTTGTTCGCTGGATTAGGTTTAGCTTTTACTCCGAAGGTAGAAGATTTGATTGCCTTAGCTGGTAAAACTTATAAAGTTAACTCAATCGAAGAACACGCAGCTTTCGGTACTTTAGCTCTGTATAAGATCGTAGGAGTAAATGGTTAATGCTTCAAGCTGATACAAAGAACCTAGAAGCATCTCTGCAAGAATACAAGGAGTTACTTGAACAGAAGCTAAAGGACGTAGCTAGTGCATTTGCCTACAGAGTAGCTTCAGAAGCCATTGAAGCTACACCCTATGGAGATACAGCTAGATATGCTGATTGGTATGAAAGACGTAACAAAGAAAAAGGCTACAGCATTCTCCCCGGTCTAGCTAAGGGTTCTTGGGTTCTTTCATTGAATAATCAAAGCACTAAAGGAGCTGTTTACTATGATACTCCAGAAGGTTCTGATGCTAAGAAAGCAGCTATGATAGGCACTCGTAATCTTAAGCTAGGTGATAGTATTATTATCAATAACTCCTTAGACTATATTGATAACTTAGATGCTGGTCAATCTTACCAAGCACCTCGAGGTATTCGTAAGCCAGCTCTTGAGCAAATCAAATCAGTTTACAAGATTGATATTCAAAGAGTACTCCGAGAGACATAAACAATAAAGGAGACTGAATGGCTTTAACAAAGATCAAGATTGCTCTTGAGAAACACCTAGCAGCTTTAACACCAGTACTTGCTACAGCAGTAGAGAACATTAAGTTCACACCTACTCAAGGGGTACCTTACCAAGACGTTCAGATCGTCCCTAGAGCCCCTGATAATCAAACGCTAGGGGATAGGTACTACCGAGAGAATGGAGAGCTTCAAATCTTCTTGAGCTACCCTACAAACCAAGGTAGTTCACCAGCTCAAACAAGAGCAATCTTAACAAGAGATCACTTCAAGCGAGGTACTACTTTAACACAAGGGGGTGTTGATGTAGTTGTAATGGAAACTCCAAGCATTACATCTGGAAGTATCTTCAACGATAGATACATCATTGGTGTATTCATTAAGTACTCTTGCGGTGTACTGAAGTAAGAACACGTTAGTGTGTACTGGTGTTACTGTGGGTTGATACACGTAATATAAATTTAAAATAAAGGAAATACAAATGACGATTGCTCAAGGTCTTAATAAAAAGATTATTATTAAAGAAGAAACTACTTGGGGTACACCAAGTGGCCCTTCTGGTGGTGAAGTACTTAGACGCGTAACTTCGACGGTAAATTTAACCAAAGAGGCGTATACCAGTTCTGAGATTCGTACAGATTACCAAACAGCAGATAGTCGTCACGGTGTACGTGGTGTTACAGCATCACTGAATGGTGAACTGTCACCGGGCTCTTATTCTAAGCTATTTGCTGCTATGTACTGTAAAGACTTTGTTAGTGGTGTAACTTCAGCCACTGCTTCTTTGACTATTGCAACTAGTGGTTTGCAATGGACTGTAACCCGAGCCGCAAATAGTTACTTGACAGACGGTTTCAAGATTGGTGATGTTGTTCGTTTGACAACCGGGACACTCAATGCTGCTAACTTGAATAAGAACTTGGTTGTTACAGCCGTATCTGCTTTGGTTATCTCTGTTGTTCCGTTGAATGGCGTAGCACTTGTTGCAGAAGGGCCTATTACAGGTTGTTTGGTTGTAGCTCAAGGTAAAAAGACCATGATTCCACAAACCGGACACTCCTCGAAGTCTTTTACGATTGAAGAATTCTACGGGGATATTTCTCAATCTCAAGTGTTTACAGGAAATAAGATTGGTAGTGCAAACGTACAATTACCCGCAACGGGCCTTGTTACAGTCGATTTCGGAGCGACCGGACGTGACCTAGCACTTACAGGCACAACGCAATACTTTACATCACCTACAGCACAAGGAACTTCTGGTGTGTTTGCTAGTGTGTCAGGTGTGATGCTTGTAGACGGAGTGCCTGTGGCAGTTGTAACGTCAATGAATGTAAATATGACCCGTACACTAACTGCAGCTACCGTTGTGGGATCGAACTTGAACGCTGACGTATTTGCAGGGCGTATTGAAACATCAGGTAGTGCTACTGTGTACTTCCAAGATGCTGTATTCCGTAACTTGTTCGATAAAGAAAGTGAATTTAGTCTTGTAGTATCCCTTGCAACTTCTGGTAGCGCTGCTGCAGACTTTATTAGTATCACCATTCCACGCACGAAGAGCAACAGTTTTAGTTTGACAGATGGCAACGAAGGTTTAAGTGCTACTATGGATTGGGTAGGTTTGCTTAACTCAACAGGTGGTACTGGAACATCGAGTGACCTCACGACTATCTCCATGATTGACTCACTCGCTTAAGTATAGACGTAAATAAACCCAGTAAGGGCATCGGATTACTCCTTTGTTCCTACTGGGTTTTGTTATTTAGCTAATGACCAGCCTTTGCAAATTCCTGCTGGTATTTTACTGAACAAAGGTTTAATATGGAACCCGTATTTTTCTTTAAAATCTGATCTTCTACCCGAGAATAATTCTCCGCTTGTATGAATTAAATTATAGATATTAAAGTCAATGCGTAAAGATTGTATGTCTGTCCCTGTTATAACCCATCCTTTATAGCTTTTACCTCCAGTTTTATTGCTAAACAAACTGCTTACATTTATACTATGGACACTTTCAATATCATTTCTTGTCCCTAGAAATACATCTCCAGTTAAAACATTTGTAAATGAATACTCATTCTTATCCGACCTACCATTTCCGAGTCCTGAATTATGGTTTAGTAATGAATATGCATCTGTGCCATTGAGTGTTTCTGTAAGACACCAATCATAAATTCTTTTATTAGCACTTTTACCAAATATTGACCCGATACGTATATTGTACTTTTCTTCAAATTCATACCGCTTACACTTTATTGCTTCAAGGGTTATAAGATTTGTAAAAGAGTATTCATTCTTATCGAGGAATGCATTAAGCGAATATTTACCACTGAACTTACAAAGTATTGCTTCTATCTCATCACTTGTTAAAGTACCTTCTATAATCCAACCACTACAGGGTTTAATAGTGTTTAAATTTCTTGTTTGGTGGAATCTTAAACCGAAATGAGTATTAAATTCATACCTAGTACCTTTGAAAGAGTTGTTAGTGTTTATATTAACAAAACTGTAGATAGTATCGTCATGTAGAGGGTGGTTAGCCCCTGAAACTCTGTCTGATAAGTTCTTCCTGTATTTCTTTGATGGAATCCAACCGCTTGTACCATCTCCGCCATCTGTGTGATTTACTAGGCAACCTGTACCATTATCAATCCTACCGTATCTTAGAATAAGCTCACACTCTAACTCGAAGGCATACCATTCTTGTATATCATTAACAACTATCTCAACAGTAAGTCCATGTTTAGCACTGGTGTTACGCCATAACTTTGACCTACTTACTGTTTTAGATGTAGCCCATGCCCGTTTACCCTTGCCCTTACCAACGTAGAACACCTCGCCGTTTGTTTTCTTACGGTGAATATAAACATAATAGTTGTTATCCTTCTTCTTTTCCATTTCAATCCTTAGTCCCTTAGATAAGACTCAGGAAGTACAAGGGCGGTACTTGTCAGTAGGTTAATTACTTCCTACCTATCCTTTATCTATTAATTATATTTCCTGTACTTAATTGATACTAACCTAAGTAATACTTAAGATTAAATCTTAGTACAGTATTCCCTAAGCAAACCAAAAGATAAAGTTCACCCTTTAGCACGCAGAGAGTACACAGCGTACCTTGCGAACCAAAGAGGAAAGTAACTTAAAGTTTACTTAGGGTTTATTCCCTGAAGTCCTTAATCCATCAATTCACCTAAACCAAGGGGAACGAGTCCAGCCTAGCTTAAGCCTTTAACCTATGATGACCAACAGCTCATGCTGCTAGCGTTATTCGGTACTGAAGTATTCGAGAGATTTAGCTCGTAAAGTGCTTGCGCTTGTCTTGCTGAGACTTGATGAACAGCATGTGTGAGTAGAACTCCATCTACCCCTAAGACCTTTGTATCAGTTAACGCAAGTATATCACCCGTTGTCATCAAAGTCAATGAAATCTTTAAAATAACTTAAAGAAAGTTCATTTAGTAGATGCGCTCAACATTAAGCTGATCTAAAGGTTCACTAGTAACAGTGTAACGCACCAGAACAGCCTATAGTGCTTTATAAAGTACCAAACAATGCAACCATAGCCTGACTACTGTATAGAGCCTTGTATGGCTTCCTATGCCTTTCTGTAGATATTCTTAATTCAAGAACTGAGAACTAGAGTATTTAAGATGCTTATTTAAAAATATTTATCCTGTGTTTACTTGCTTTCTGTGGTATACAGTGATATAATCCGTCTATCAACCCATTGATTAACATAAAGGAAAACTATCACTATGGCAAAACCAGCACAAGCAACTATTTTTAACTTCACTAAGAACTCTCTAAGCAAAATTGCTGAAGTAGGCTCTGATGTAAAAATCCTTCTTCCAGACGGTACAGACACTGGAGCAGTAATTAAAGTACGAGGTGATCAGTCACTAATTGTACGCTCATACGGTCGTAAGCTATTCCAAGAATACACATTGAAGAAACAAGCTGCACTGGCTCGTAAACGTGAACCAGAGGAACTGTCCTTGGAAGAAGCTGAAGAACTCCAGATTACCGCAGCAGTTACACGGACTATTTCTTGGAGTGGTATCGGTGGTGATGAAGGTGAGATTGCATTCAGTGAATCAGCGGCCCGTAAGCTTTACACTGATGAACCTTGGATCAAAGATCTTGTGATGGAAGCTGCGCAGGACTCCTTTCGCTTTTGCGGAAAGTGAAATACAGCAAGGTATAAAGTACGTAGAGACTCAGTTTAACTTCAGCTCTAAGAAACGCTCAGAGCTAGAAGCAGCTTGGAAACAATTAGGTAGAAAACCACAAGAACTCGTTGAGCTAGACAATGCTGTTCTGCCAGAAGCACTCACAGAAGTGTACCAGTGGTTTCTAGCCTTGAATAACAGACGTAACTCAGGTATGGGTGTATGTCCTATTCTGTTCACTGAGATGCTAGCTTTCTTCACTTTAATGGATATACAACCTCTCCCTTGGGAGATACAAGTACTTAGTGCTTTTGATAACACAGTCTTGAGTATATACCAAAAGCAACAAGAAGCCGAGCAAAAGAAAAACAAGAAGTAAAAGTTAAACCTAGAGACAACCTTGATGTTAACCACATCAGGGTCTTTCTTTTTATACATGGATTCCCTGTGTATAAACACAAAGACCACTTGAATCAAAGGAGACACTGTGGAATTAGATTCACTAAAATTTACAGTAGAGACAACAGCATTAGATGATGCTATTACGAAAGTTGGTACTCTGCAATTGGCAGTTAAGAAGCTGGGCTCTGATACTGCTTCCCCGTCAGCTCGACAAGCAGCTAAAGAACAAGCTCAGATTACTTTAGATCAAGTTAAAGCTGAGACCGCTTTGATTGAAGCTCGTGGTAAACAAGCTAAGGCTATCGAGAAACTCAGCGAACCTCAAGAGAAGCTAACGAAAGCAGCTAAGGATACAAACGCTGTTCTTGAACGTCAAGAGAAAATCTACGAGAACATGATTAATTACGGTTTGTCTAAAGGACAAGCCAGTACATTAGCAATGGCTCAAGCTCAAGATATTGCCGCTGATAGTGCTCAGAAGCTTATTGACGTAATGAAAGACACCCGTAAGTACGTTGGTGGAGATACATTCGACAAGAGTACTGCTGGTATGGTTGCTATGCAGAACCGTTACGAGACTTTGCTTGTAGCTGCAAAGAACTACGCAGAAGGTTCTGTTTTAAATATCCGTCAAGCCCAAGATCTTGCTTTAGATACTGAGAGACTTGCTGCTAAGAATCAGCTACTTGGTATTACAGGAGCAGACGCTACAGCTAGCATCAACGCAATGACCTCAGCGTTTAAAGCATTAGCTACTCAAGAAAATGAGCAATCCAGAGCCAATGACGCTCATGCAGCTTTAATTAAGAAGAACTCTGAGATTATGGCAGCAGCAGAAAGAGAGCGTGTAGAGGCTCATCTTAATTCTGGTCAGGTGCTTTTTGATACAGCTCAACTTAGATTAAAGCAAGATCAGCAGACTCATACAGCCATTATGAGTGAAATGAGTTCTTACTACAAGAATCTAGAAGCTCAAGATGCAGCCCACGAAAAAGCTATGTCTAAGCAAACTAAAGCCCAAGTAGATACTACAGGTAATGCTGCGGTTGCTCTGTTTGTAAAAGACCAAGAGAAGAAAGCTAAAGCAGTTGAAAAATCAGTGAATGATCAAGCTAAGGCTTATGCTAAAGTAGAAGAAGCACTTGCCCGCTTAGATAACCGTATTGTGCAAATGTCAGGTCATGACCCTGTTAGTAAAACAGCAGCTAATGAGTTGTTCAATTTTGAGAAGCAATTGAAAGCTTCTGGAGTAGCTGCTGATACTGCTGCTAAACATCTAGAGTCATTCCGTGCTAAACAGAAGCAAATATCTGACTTAGCTAGCTCTGAGGAAATAAAGCGTATGGAGCATTTATCTCGTGCTCTTGCTCCACAGGTAACTGATATTTCTGTTGGCTTACTGACAGGTCAGAATCCACTGACTATCTTCTTACAACAAGGTGGACAGATTCGAGATCAGATTGGCCTAAGCCAAGTAGCTACGGAGAACCTTGGTAAAGTATTCAAAGATACCTTTACTATGATGGGTACTATGGTAGCAGCAATGGGTAAAGCTCTTTTGTTATGGATGGCTACACCTATTGGAATGGCAATTAGTGCTATTGCGGCTATTGGACTAGCGGCCTACGAAGCAAGTAAACTTTTATTTGCTTTTGAGAAACAGAATTTAGAGCTTGTTAAAACACTAGAGGTGTTTGGTAATGCTGCTGGTATGACTTCCGATAAGATAAGAGAAATATCTAGAGAAGCAGCATCTGTTGAAGGCGTAAGCTATAACAAAGCTGTATCGGCTCTGATTGAACTTTCAAAGACAAGTGAAGTGTCTGGAGAGATGTTTCTTGAGTTCGGTAAGAACGCTGCACTGTTTGAAAGGTATGCTGGAGTATCAGTTTCTGAAACTGCTAAACAGTATAAGGAGCTTGGTAAAGATCCTCTTAAAGCCGTTATGAAGTTAAGCGAAGAAACAGGATTCTTCACCGCAGTAATCGTTGAGCAAGTTGCAGAACTGGAGCGTCTAGGTAAAAAAGATGAAGCTGCTGCACTTGCACAGAAAACACTCTCAGATGCACAAGCCGCTTCTACCGCTAGAATGAAAGAGTCCCTCACAGGATTCTCTAAGTTTATGGATACAGTAGGGTCTGCCGCACAAAGCATGTGGGACAAGATAACAGGTGGAGCAGCAAAGGTATCTTACGGAGATCAAATCTCTAAGCTAAAATCCGATCTAAAAACACTTGAATTTGACAAGGCTATGTCTGGTGCTGGATTAGCTTCTGTTCTGTTTAGTGATCCAGCTATTAAGAAGAAAGAGCAAGAACTTGCAAAACTAGAGGCTCTACAGGCAAGGGATATTAAGTTAGCTCAAGATCAGCAAAAGAACAAAGAACAAACTAAAGCCCAAGGCGACTTTGAAGCTTTCGTAAATAAAGTAAGAATTACACCAGAAAAGAAAGTTCAAGACAGTGCTTTAGCTCTGGAGTTAAGTAACAAGCTTATTCTAGCTGCTGAAGGAGACGTTGAAAAGATTCAGCAGATTATCCAGCGTAGAGACAAAGCTTTACATGATATTGAAACTGGTAAAAAAGGTGATAAGAAACCTAAAGAAGATTCCACGAGTGCTTTCTCAATCAGTTTAACCAACGAACTCCAACAGTACGAAAAGCAATATGCTATTGAGATTAAGCTACAGGATGATTTTATTCGTCAGGAGAAAGCTAGACTTGATAACGCTCTAAGTGCTAAGGAAATCACTCAAGGTGAGTTCAATGCTAGAGATATTGCTGCTAGTGAAAAAGGATACACAGATAGACAAAAACTAAGTGATAGTTTCTACTCTGGGATTATCTCAAAGAACGAGAAGAATATCTCCGAGATGTCCAAGCAGTACTTACAATGGGTGAGTGAAAGCTCTGGTACACCTAAGTTCGCTGAGAAAAACGCAGAAGCAGTTGAAGAACTTCGTAAGAAGATTATCAATGCTAACAACGAAACCTCAGTGTTTATTGAGAAGATTCAAGCTAGTGCTACTGGCGCTAAAGAAACAGCATTTACTCGTTTCAGTAAACAGCTTAGTATCTTGAAAGGTGAGATCGTAGGTATCAACTTAGCTTACTCTGAGTACTTGCAATCAGAAGCTAATATAACTAAGCAGAAGCAGCAACAGATCTCTCTAGAGGATAAGCTGAGGTTTGCATCCCCAGAACAAGCAGCTTATATCAAGGCTTCAGCGGATGAAACTGAAAGGCTTACTAAACAAGTACAAGAGTACGATAAGCAAATCAGAGCTGCTGAGTTATCGTTAAACGGTGCTTTGTCTGTTGCACAAGAGCAATATGTGGCTACTGGTGAAGTTACAGAACAAACGCAGAAGCTTCTGGATAAAGAGCAAGAGCGCTATAACTTGTTAGTCAAGACTAAGGGTTTAATTGAAAGTACATCAAGTGCTAAAGTTGCTGTTGCCGGTCAAGATGCTCAGTTGAAGTACCAAAAAGACCAAATGAAAGCTCTTAGCGATTCAGTTTCTGGAGCTATCGAGCTTGGTCTGTACGAAGGCGGTGATGCTGGTAGCAAAGCTCTTAGGAAGATCATTGAAGCTGAACTTCGTAAACCTATTACTATTTTCATCAAAGCAGTTGTTGGAGATATTCTAGGAGGTTCTGTAGCAGGAGGTTCAACATCTCTGGTAAGCTCACTAGGTTCTGCTGTATCTTCATCTAGTTTATTCTCTGAAGGTGGTTCTCTGGCAGGAGCTGGAGTATTTGCAAGCAAACTAGGTGCTGGTATAGCTAATGGTTTTGCAAGCACAATGGCAGGAGCATCTGTATCAAGCACATTAGGTGTAGGATCAACAGTTGGTGGTGCCGCAGGAGCTGGCCTAGGGATTGGAGCTGTTGCACCCTATGCCTTAGCTGCCCTAGCTGTATATTCTTTAATGAAAGATAACGGTGGAACACCGACAGCTACAACTGGTGATGCTAATATATCATTTGGTTCAAAAGGTGATATAACTAGTCGCAAAACATCTTCAGATTACTTCTGGGGTGGTAGCATGACAAAGGCTGCTGATGACTTTGTTCTTAATTTAAATAAGACCTATCTTGATACTGCGAAGAACTTAGGTATTGCTGCTGTAGATACTTACTTCTCTTATAGTGGGAACACAGGTGAGAACGGTTCTAAACCTAACTTTGCCATAAGATCTTCCGCAGGTAATCAGACATACAGCAGCGGAGAAACATCTCTAAGTGATACAGCAGTTAGTCTTGCAGCTTCACGTGCTGTATTGAATGCTCTACAGAAGTCAGACCTTCCTAAATATCTTTCTGGTGTTTTTGATGGTATTACTGTGTCTAGTATGACTCAAGAGCAGATTACTTCTAGTCTAGCTGGAGCTACAGCACTGAAAGAGTTCCATGACCAACTACAGTTGCTTCCGTTTCAATCTCTGAAAGACCTCAGCTATACAGCAACAGAAGCACTGAAATACTTCAGTGGTGGTCTTGATAAGTTCGGTACTAACCTCGGTACTTACTATGATAAGTTCTATACTGCTGAAGAAAAGAACACTGTGTTACTTAATAACACAAAGAAAGCTTTTGAAGACTTAGGTCTAGTACTACCAGATATTAACGATAAGACACGTGCAAACTACAGAGCTATGGTCGATGAATTATCAGCCAAGGACTTGAGCATCTCTAAGAACGCTGCAGCTTATGCTGGTGTACTACAGTTAGCTGACTCTGTAGATAAATTAGCACCGGCTTTAGACAAAACATCTACTGCTATTGTAGATACTGTAAAGATTCTACAAGACGCTGCTAACGAAGCTATAGCAACTAATAACAAGCTACTACAAGACAGACTACAGAGTGCTACAGATCAGGCTAATGCTGCAATGAGTGCTCTAACCAAGAGTGTTCAAGCACAGAAAGATGCTAATGCTACTTTACTAAGTACACAATCAGATGCTATTCAACTTAGCTTAGATGGTGTATCTAGTAGTATTTCTAAACTGAAGGAACTATCCTCTAGTTTGAAATCCACATTAGACGGTATGAGAATTACTGGTTCTGAGGGGGGTTACAGATTAAGTGCTCAAGAGCAAATTCGACAAGCATTACTGAAAGCTAGATCAGGTGGGGGACTTCCTTTAGACGGTCAACTAACAAGTGCTCTAGCTACAGTAAGTAAACCTTCAGAGAATTTGTTTGGAAGCTTTGAGGATTATGCTAGGGATTTCTATAGAACTGCTAATGATATTTCTGACTTGAACGATTTAACTAATAAGCAATTAACAGAAAATGAAGTCACACAAGGGATATTAAATAAACAACTCAAGGAGATTAAAGCTGGTTTTGATACCGAGAACAAAGCGCTTGATGATATTCTAAAGAATGCACAACTACAACTTGATGCTGCTAATGGTTTAGATGTGACAATCAGAACTGTAACAGAATCACTAAAGAGTTTCGGTGATGCTATCTTGAAGCTAACATCAGAAAGAGCTACTCAGGATTTAGCTACCTCAAGAGGTGTTACGTATACCAAAGAGGATATTCTAGCAGCAGTTAAAGCTTCGTTAGAAGCTGGTGGATCAGTAGCTGACATTTATAAAGCTGCTGCACTGAAGTTTGGTGTAGGCGCTAGTACGATTACAGAAGCTACTACTGGAAGTGGACTAGTTGGTTTCAACCAGACACCTACTAAGTACTCTCCAGAGGAAATCCTATCAGCGGTTAAAGCTTCGTTATCTCAAGGAGCTACAGTAGCTGACATTTATAAAGCTGCTTATGACAAGTTCGGTGTAACAACCGCTCAAGTTAATTCAGCAGTACAAGGTCAGGGTTTAAGTGGTTTTACTACTGGAGCTGCTACAGGTACCCAATTCTCACAAGATCAGATGGCAGCATGGTTAAGTCAGGCTAATGCTGCTGGTTGGTCCGTTGCTGAAATGTACAACAGAGCTTTAAGTGACTACGGTGTTAGTAATAGCACTTTAGCACAAGTAGGACATGCTGTAGGTATTCCTGGGTTCGCTGTAGGTACTAACTACGTTCCTTATGATATGACTGCTAATATCCATAAAGGTGAGCGTATTATTCCAGCAGCAGATAATTTAATGCTCATGGACACACTTAGTAGAGTTAGCTATAACCAACAAGGATCAAACGATTCAGAACTTAAAGAGGAACTAAACGATATGAAAATCCTATTGAAATCAGCTTTGGATAAAATCGCTGATAATACTAAACAGACTGCTGATCTACTGGATGCTGTTACAGCAGGTGGTAATGCAATGTTAACAGAAGTAGCTTAACCAATGGCATCTCTTAGTGTACTAGCCCCAGTCACTATTGTAGATGCTTTACTAACCAGCAGTACAGCCCCTGAAACGGACTACGCTGTTTGGTTAGTAGGTAGTACTTATGCTGTTGGTAACAGAGTTATCTCAACAGTTACGCATAGGATTTATGAATCCTTACGGGCAAGTAACATAGGTCATGATCCTACTGATATTTTAAATAGAACTGGTACAACACCTTGGTGGCTAGATGTAGGACCAACCAACAGATACGCAATGTTTGATGGTGAAGCTAGTACACAAACAGTTATTGCATCTCCTCTTACAGTTGTACTTCATCCCGGAGCATTCAACAGTGTTTACTTAGCAGGATTAGACGGAGATGCCCTTAGTATCACTGTTAAGGATTCTCCCGGTGGAAGTACTATTTATACTTATACAGGAGATTTAGAAGCCTCTGAACCCCCTGATTATTATGAGTATTTCTTTGATAGATTTCAACCTCAAACTGACTTCTTAGCTAGTGATATACCATCTTATATCAATGCAGAACTAACTGTTAGTATAACAAAAGTAACAGGTAGTGTTAAATGCGGGGTACTTGCTCTTGGTGATCTAAGACCACTGGGGTTAACACAGTACGGTGCTAAAGCTAAACCAAAGACTTACAGTTATATCAAGATTGATGAGTTTGGTAATAACGTAATTAAACGTAGAAAGTCAGCTAAAGATATGAGCGCGAGTTCTTTTGTGAAAATAGAAGAAGCTAACCTTGTTTTAGATACTATTACAGAATTACTAGATGTACCTTGTGTGTGGATAGGTACAGATATTCAAGAATATTCAGGCTTACGAGTTTATGGACTAGGGTCAGCAGAACTTTCTTATGATCAACCTCAAGTGGCTACTTTGAACTTAACAGTGCAAGGTTTAATTTAACATCAAGCAAAGCCTTTCACGCTTTGCGCCAGACAAACACTAAATAAAGGATAACATGGCAGTAATTACACCTCCAAGTATAACACCAGCGCCAACACCTGCACCTCAACGAAACGACAGAACTACGTTCTCTAGTAGGGTTGATGCTTTTGTTACGTGGCTGATTACAGCAGTAACAGAGTTCGGTGCTGTAGCGACTAATGTAGCATTGAATGCAACTGATGCAGCTACGTCAGCTAGTACAGCCAGTACACAAGCTGCTAATGCTAGTAATTCTGCTGGAACAGCTACTACAAAAGCCTCAGAGGCTGCTGCAAGTGCTGTTTTAGCTGCTAATTTAACAGAAGCATACCAAGGTGCACTAGGAAGTGACCCTACCTTAGATCGTCACGGAAATGCTCTAACGGCAGGTGATTGGTATACTAATTCAACTACAGGATTTATCAGAGCTTATACAGGTTCTGCATGGGTTAATGGTTTAACTGCTATAGCTGGTGTAACTAGTATAAACGGATACACAGGAGTTGTTACTGGTATTGTTGATTTAAGTACAGCTCAGACGTTAAGTAACAAGACGCTCTCGGCAGCTACAAACAACGTTGAAGCACGGTCACTTAAAAGCGCTACAACAACGGTAGACGTGTCTAGCGCAGCTGCGCCGACAGCGGGGCAAGTGCTGACAGCGACAAGTGGGACAGCTGCTACATGGCAAACAGTGGGTACCGGTACCGGTACACTCACAGACGTAAAAGCCAGTCGCGCAGCGTCAACGACATACACAAATTCAGGCGCAACGACGCGCTGGGTGTTAGCCACTGGTAATTGCTCTCCTTCGGTGTGGGCCTCCTTTGTAGCGACCGTCGGCGGGGTTGAGCGAACATACAACGCTACAACATCAGGGACGACAGGTTCTACGCTTCCGGTCATATTTCCAGTACCGCCTGGCGCTACGTACAGCATTGCAATCAATAACTGCACGATTTTCCATTGGCATGAATTTCAATAATCGGGGAACACATGAAATACTTTATTGATGCGGCGCTTCAAACCTTCGCCTTTGAAGACTCCGACACTGACGAATTCATTGCGCAGTATGCACAACCGGAATGGGTACCAGTCTCGAATATTCCGGTTGATCCACCCAAGCCAGCAATTGATCCAATCACTCAAGCTGTTGTTCGTGATGGCTGCGAATTTGTGGACGGGCAGTGGCGGTACAAATGGCGGGTGGATCAACTCTCCCCCGAGCAGATTGAGGCTGTCCGAAAAGCAGCCGTCCCAGCATCAGTGAGCCCGCGACAAATCCGCCAAGCACTTACCCGTATTGGGTGGCGCTCATCGGTAGAGGCCGCAGTGCTGGCTGGAGACCATGATACTAAAGACTGGTGGGAGTTTGCTACAGTGTTTGAACGTAATCATCCAAAGGTAGTATCTATGGGGCTCGCTCTTAATCAGAGTCCGTTACAAATGGATGACTTGTTTACACTAGCAGGAACACTATAACCCATGTGCTGTCTTAAAAACGTAGCCATAGGTATAGATCAACTTCTCAACACTATATTAGAAGGTTTACCAGATGAAACACTATCAAGTAGAGCTTACCGAACGGAACAAACTGGGGCAATACTAGGGAAGTTCTTTAGACCTTTAATTGATGGTATTTTATTCTGGGATGCTCAACACTGTTATCACTCTTACTTATCTGAGATTAACAGAAAGCAAACCTTTAGACAGGATGAACTTAAATGACTAAACATAAACTCCTAAAAGAACTCTCACATACTTTATGGGATAGTGACTTACTTGTATCTAGGATTACATTAGCTATTGCTGAATTCTCATGGGCTGTTATGTTACTTTGGCCCGGTGAGACTTTTGATCGTAAGATATATTCAACAATGGCTTTATTTACTACAGAAGAAGTATGGGGATTTGTATTCCTAGCTAGCGCAGTTATTCAAGTATATATTGTTTTAAGCGGTAGTATACACAGCAAACTATCTGAGTTATTCGCAGGATGGAACGCAGTATTCTGGATAGCCGCTATGGTTAGCTTGCTGTTGTCTATGAAGTACCCAGCTAGTGCTACATTAAGTGGAAATATTGCAGTATCTTGTGTAGCTGTTTGGATATGGATTAGACCTTTTATTTTAAAGAGAGGATACAAACGTGCAGGATATTAACGGTGTACCTCAAAGACGATCAAGTGATGTTTTAGTCAATAACACTTTAGATGAAATCCTACAGAAACTAAATGAGATTCAACAGAAACAACTAGAGTATTCAAGTGCTTTTACACTAGATGACTTAGGTAAACCTGATTTCTCTGGACACAGGAAGAAGCACATATCTATGGACAAAGCCCACGAACTAATGGATAAGTACAAGACAGATGCCACAAAACGATTCATTGACATTTTCGTAAGCGCTTTCTGTACTTTGTTACTTGCTGGTTTATTCGCTTATTTAAAGCTACACTAAATAAAGGAACATATGTTTTTAATTCTACCTTATCTTCTTATTCAGGACTGGACTAACCTAGGTGAATACCGTGAGTTTAGTTTGGAATAAACAAAATAACTATGAGTACACCTTAGAAGAACTCCGGTTAATTCTTGGATGTACTTCTAAGGTTGCTCAGTCATGGCTTGCGCCATTGAATGAATCCTGTATTTTAGCAGAGATCACCACAAGAGAACAAGCAGCGGCTTACTTAGCGCAACTTGGTCATGAGAGTGGTTACTTCAAGTACACTAGTGAGATATACGGACCTACAGCACAACAACTGAAGTATGAACTACCTAACTCACTAGCCAAGACCTTAGGTAACACTCAAGTTGGTGACGGCTACAAGTACAGAGGTCGTGGATTACTCCAGATTACAGGTAGAGCTAACTACAGAGCTTGTACACTGGGTTTACGCAAGTACTTCTCAGGAGTACCTGACTTCGAGACTAATCCTCATGAACTTTCTAGTGCTAAGTACGCAGCGTTAAGTGCTGGGTTATTCTGGAGAACTCACAAACTGAATGATTACGTCAATAAGTACGACTTCACGGGTTTAACCAAAAGAATCAACGGCGGTACTAACGGATTAGCTCATAGACAATCTTTGTATGTTCAAGGGTTATTGAACTTACATTAACAAGAAAGGAAATTATGTTTGAAATAGCAAGTGGTATTTTAGCGAGTGTATTCAGTGGTGGAGCTACCGGATTAATCGGTGTAGGATTGCAGCAGTTCTTTAGCTATAAACAAAAGCAACAAGATATTGAGATCATTAAGTTAAACCTAGAGAACTCCTTACAGTTAGCTAAGATTGAAACTGAGCGAACTCTACTGAAGTCTCAAGGCGATGCTAAGATAGCTGAGATTGTAGCCGAAGGAGCTACAGACGTAGCTAAGCAAGCTACATTACAACAGCAAGAAGAAACCCAAGTACGTTCATTTGAAGCTTCTGTAGAAAACGACTCAATGAAGTACACTCCGCTGGAAGCATTCAAGGTTGAGAACTACGCAACTAAGATCGGTACTTTGATGCTTGCATTTGTAGATGCTATCAGAGGCATTACACGCCCTGCAATGACGTGGTACTTGTGCGGGTTGACTTCTGCTATGTTCTACTGGGCTAGTTCTCTGGCTACACAGAATGGTATCACGTTGGAGGCTACTCAAATTGTTGCTTTAATACAGCAAGTAATCTCGACAGTTTTGTATGTGTTCACAACTGCTGCTGTTTGGTGGTTCGGTTCTAGACCACAATCACAGAAGTAAAATTTAACTGGCGACAAGCCCCTTGGTGAAAGCCTTGGGGATTTCTTTATTTGTGCTTAAATAATTCTTGTTGAGACTGAAAGTTGTGCTAGACTACGCATCTTAAACGAAAGGACTACATGAAGTCGCAAAAGTGGTTTGATAAATTAGACGACAGGATAATGGTGCTATATCGAATGGACTCAGCAATAAAGCTTGGTCGGATGCAAGGTGAACTGTACGCTAGTCAAATGCAGAACTACTATTTAGGAATAGGTGATAAGCCTGAACCTTTAGGTGTAACACCAGAGCATAAACTACAACGTCACTTGGAACGTGAGTTCAAGCGTGAAAAGAAGAAAGTGAGATAAACCAAACACTAACAAAGGATAATATAAGTAAAAATTTAACTAAGCCTTACCCTGTTTCCATTCGTGGTTACAGGGTTTTCTGTTTCTGGAGTGCTATCTCTAAGAAAGTTCTGGACTCTGGAAGAACTTGTGGTACACTTTAGACTTAACTAAAGGAAAAACGAATGACACCACACCAGAAACTTAAATATCTAGCACTTATTACATTTGATTCTGAGCTTCTAGTCACAGAAAAGAATGTTGATAAACTTTTTGATCTGTACTACGATGATCTTCAAGATATTCTCTATGATATGCGCGGTGGTGATGTAGAGACAGAACTACCATGTGAATACTCCCGTCACTACGAGTCCTACAGTGTAGCTGTTAAAACACCAGACGGCTCTTACGTAGGTTGGACATACTGGTACGGTGGTGGAAAGCACAGTGAACCAGAGGCTGAACCTTGGATGAACAAAGCTTATAATTTAAGCTGTACAGAAGAACAGAAGCTCGTTACAATCCAGACCTTCACTAAGGTAGATCAATGAAAGTCCACGAGATTAGTACACCTTCACTATACACATCAAGCTGGCGTAAGATCACACCAGTTCAGAAAGCTGAGTTTCTCAAGAGGGAGCTCCTTGGTGATGACTTCTGGATTAAGAATAAGCAAGAACTTGATCTGTGCATGAGCTTCCGTAAAGCAATCAAAGGCAAGCCAACAGAAGAACAGTTGTACTTGCTGGAAGAAAACAAATATGAAATAAAGCGCTTACGTAGGTTACTGTTTGGTGTAGAATTTCAGAATACTTAAAGAAAGGCATAGAATGCTTGAACAAGATTTCAACAATATTATCGACTATTTGCTTAAACATAAGATTTCCATTACACTTCGGTTAGATGGAAACAATAATCGTTGGTACATTCTGAATACGCTGATGAAAAGTGACTTAGAGATTGCTTACGAAGATGGTGAACTTTGTTATAAAGGTAGATACGACAAACAAGGAACCTGTGACGATTTAGATGGCTTACTTCACGAAGTAAAAGGTTGTATGCACGGGCGTGATTATGCGTGTTCATATTGGATTGACCTGCTTGTACTCCACAAGAAGATTACCGTAAAAACAGAAGTAACAACCAAAACAACTTACAGTTAAGGAACATATGACCGAACAAATACAAGAACCACTCCCAGACACAGCAGGAATGCTCCAGTTGATCTCTAAATGCTTAATCGAGGGTCAGTGCCCAAGTTTAGCTTCGCACTGCGACAGAGCCTCTAAAGAGATTCTAGAGCTACGTGCTAAGGTACTACACTTAGAGAAGATAACAAGCAGAGTTCTTGAGGAACACTGGAAGAATGAGATGCACGATAAACTAGAAAACGAGGATTACAGACGGAATGGGCATAGCAGTAAATTCAGTAAAGTAGTACGGGAGCTTACTCTTAATGCTGCTTTATTAACTACAAACGTACAGAATACAACCTTCAGTACAACACAAGAACGAACCAACGGTGTATCACAGATTGATTGGATTACAGAGTTAGATAAAATGAAAGGTACAAGTGTATGAAACTAGATTTAGTAAAAGACCTATATGACCAGTCTGTGTATAATTGTATGTTAAATGAGCACCCAACAAGAGCTTGGTTGTTTGAAAAAGAGCTGATTGAAGCCACAGTTAAGGAGTGCGCTAAGGTTATGTCACAAGACTTAGGTGAAGACCTGTGTAAGATTATGTTTGAACACTTGGAATTAAAGAGGCAGTATGAACTTTAAACCACAACTAGCTAAAGACTACAACGAACAGAAACTGAAGTTTCCTTTGTACGTTCTTCCTAAAATTGATGGCGTTCGTATGCTTAACTTAAATGGTAAAGCCCTAGGTCGTTCATTAAAACCTCACGGGAATCTTCACACAACAGAGAAATTCTCGAAGGATTGCTTTGAGGGTCTTGACGGTGAAATGGTCTTGGGTAACAATCCAACAGCACCTAACTTATGTAGTAATACCTCTGGAGTTATCTCACGTATCAAAGGTGAACCAGAGATGTACTGGTGGTGTTTTGATCTGCTGAACGAAGAAACGAAAGACCTTGGGTATATTGATAGATACTATGCGATGCGTCGTAAAGTGTTTGAACTACAAGAGAAAGGCTTTAAGTACATCCAGTATATTCCTATTGTTAAGGTTGACTCTCTAGAGGAACTACTTGAACTGGAACAGAAGTATCTCTCAGAAGGTTATGAAGGTGTTATCATCCGTAACGGAGCTGCTAAGTACAAACAAGGTCGAAGTAGCTCTACCAGGGCTGATTACTGGCGTATCAAACGATTCACTGATGCAGAAGCTATCTGTACGGGATTGAACGAAGGTGATACTAACTTGAATGAAGCTAAGGTAAATGAACTTGGTCATACTGAACGGTCATCACACAAGGATAACCTCCAAAGCAATGGAGTGGTTGGTTCGTTGAGTTGTACTTTGATTGAAGACCTACTCGGTACAACAGGTGAACTTCAAGTTAAAGCTGGTACTAGCATTACGGTTTCTCCGGGTGTATTAACACTGGAAGAACGGAAGTACTACTGGGAGAATCAACAAGAGATGATTGGTAAGATTATTAAGTTCAAGAGTTTTGCTTTTGGAAACAAAGATAAACCTAGGTTCCCGACTTACTTGTCACAGCGTGTACAATCAGATATGTCTTAACAAAAGAGAGAATAAATGTTAATTAAACACACAGCAGATGTAATGATGTACTACTATGAAGAACCCGAGCACTATGTAGTAGTTGCATACGAGGGTTCTAGGAATGTTTATCTTAACGAGTTCACAGATAAAGAACTTGCATCAGTGGAATTTGATAAACAAGAGAGATTACACAGTAACCTAAAGAAAGATAAGAATGAACACAAACGATAAACTAACACAAACAGATACACAAACAGATACACAAACAGATACACAAACAGATACACAAACAGATACACAAACAGATACACAAACAGATACACAAACAGATACACAAACAGATACACAAACAGATACACAAAGCCTAACAGCTAACCTGAAGATCAGTCATCCAGAAGTACCAAAGGTAGAACCTATTGTAGTTCTGCCAGAAGTCTCAGCAGGACTTACTTTGGAAGAATTAGCTTTGCAATGTCCGCTTACATTTCACGATGTAAAGATTCTTCTTAACGAGAGTAATACAGTACACGAAGGTTTACAGGCACTAGCAAGCTTGCAGTATGTATACGCGGATGCTATGGCTGCTGAACGGTATAAACGTAGTAAAGGTATGAAGTGATGAAAGCTAAATTAATTAAAGTAGATATTTTGTATATTGATGGTAACAAAACAGATAATACGACTTGCTTTGTGCAGTTTGATCCTGAGTACTTCGTCGGATGCTCTGTTTATACTGACAGTATTCGTAACGGTTGCTTGTCGGTAGAACCTTATGAACAAGCGGGCAATGTTTATAAGTGTAAGTTCGATGGTGGCAAATCAGGAAGTGGTATTGTAAGTAAAGAATGGTTCGATAAACAATAAAGGTATGAAGTAATGGGATACGATGGTAAATCACTTAAAAAGGATAAAATGCAAGACTACACACCAAAAGAAACAATCAAGGATATTTCTCAATATCCTTTCGTAGCTAACAAGGAACGTAATCTACGTAAAGAAACACTAGAACGTTTCGGTGTTCGTGCTGGTGTATCCGAGACTGATGGTAAAACTGTAGAGGCTTGGTATTATCCTAGTTATAATCAAAAGGGTAAGATTGTAGGTTACTCCAAGCAGGATGTGACTAAGACTAAAGATGAACCTTATTACTGGAGTACTGTTGGTAGCGTTAGTATCGGAAATAAGCTATTTGGTCAAGAGACTATGGAGGGTGTTAAACGCAAGCGAGTCAACCTAGTTGTAACTGAAGGTCAAATTGATGCAATTAGCGTTTTTCAAGCACTAGTAGATAGTGTAGCTGGGACTAAGTACGAAGGTATTGAACCGTTGGTCGTTAGTATCCCTATGGGTACGTCTAATGCTGTAGAGGCTATTCTGCATAATGAGACTTACGTAAAGAGTCACGAATCTCTTACTATGTTCTTTGATGACGATTGCTGTACCCCAGCAGAATCAAAGAAAGGTATTGTCAAAGGGCATGAAGCACGGGAAGCTGTGGCAAGTGCTCTGGTAGGTAATGGCCTGAGCTTGTTTACTATTACTGCTGAGAACGGTAATAAAGATGCTAGTGATTACTTGCAAAAAGGTCAAGATGTAGAACTAGCTAAGTTGGTTCAGTGGAATAAACGAGCATTCTCTGCACAGAAGATCGTTCACGTAAGCGATATTTCCTTTGAGGACTTAATTGAGAAACGTGAAGAAGGCTTGTATGTAGATTGCTTTCCGGGGTTAATGGATAAGATTCATGGATTTCGTACCGGAGAATTAGTCCTACTTACATCACCTTCAGGGGTTGGAAAAAGTACTGTTACAAGTATTTTTGCAAGTGCATTTCTCGAAGCTAAAGAAAAAGTTGGAATGATCTATCTTGAAGAACAAAACAAAGAGACACTACAACGAATGGTTGCTGCTAAATTAAAGGTGAACTATAACAAGTTCAAGAATGATCCACTTGGTTGTGCTTCTCGTGAAGCTATTCTTGAAGCATACACATCTTTAAAGGAGAATGATCAACTGATTATGCTTGGACATTTTGGTTCCTTGCCTATCACTGAGTTGATGAGCAAAATCAAACACATGCATTTAGTAGAAGGTTGCCGTTATATTATCTGTGACCATCTTTCTGTGGTCATCAGCGGGTCTGATATTGCAAATGAACGTAAAGAACTCGATATGATTATGACTGAACTTGCAGCCTTTTGCGCAGCTAATGATGTCTGTATTATTGCAGTCTCACACATTAACCGTGGAGATGGGACGATGTTTAAGGCACCTAAAGGTAAAGAAGAAGAACCTTTTTGGGTTCGGGTAACTAAAGAGATGATGCGCGGGTCAGCAGCTCTAGAGCAACTAAGCTTTATCATTATCGGTCTTGAGCCCGAGATTTTACCTGATAGATCACGAGGGCGTGTACGGCTTACAGTACTGAAAAACAGACCTTGGAGTTATTTAGGTGCAGCAGACGTGTTCACTGTTGATGACGATACTTGGGCTGTTATTCTTTCTGAAGCTGGTCAATCAGACTTTTAGTATAATTTAGAACTTGTAATACCTAGTATTTTGTGGTATAATCCTATTTTAAAACAAAGGAGGATTATGCCTACATATATATCAAAGAGTTGCCAAGTAAAGAAGAACTAGAGAAGGACTTCTACACACATTGTGGATTTATATATTGGAAGGACAAGGTAATCTCTCGTGGACGTAGAAGCGTCAGAGCCGGAAAGAAAATTACAACCTACGTCGACGAGAGTAACTATCTAAGGGTTGCAATAAAAGGGACAACTTATGCTCTTAGTAGAATTGTCTATCAAATGGTTCATGGTGATTTAACACCTGAATTTGAGATTGACCATATAGACAGGGATATTTTAAACAACCTGCCAAGCAACCTACGTAAAGTAAGTCAAGCAGTTAATAAGCGAAACAAGCCAAGCCAGAAAAACAATTCCACAGATTTCACCGGTGTTTGTCTAAATAAGAAGTTTCACCCTAAGCCTTATGAGCATAAATTTACTGAGTATTATGTTGCCCGGTGGTACGACAATGATGGCATTCTTCATGGAAAGAACTTCAACATTCCTAAACTTGGAAAAGAGCAAGCATTTAAATTAGCCTGTGAATACCGTCTGGAAAAGATTAAAGAACTTAACGAGGCTGGCGCAGGCTACACACTAGACCACGGAGCATAAGAGAGTAACCCACAGGCTAACCACTTGTGGGTTTTCTTGTTTATATGCTATAATTTGTGCATCCACAACAGCAAACCGAAAGCTCTTATGACACGTATCAACTTGGTTCATCCTTCAGAACTCTCAACGAAGCATCTTGTGAGCGAGTACCGCGAGATAGTCCGTGTGTTCGCTCTCGCCAGAGCAGCCCAACACTCGATGCACCACGTAAAACAACCTGAAGTTTATACCCTCGGGACAGGTCATGTAAAATTCTTCTACAATCGCTTGCAGTTCATCTCAGATCGTTACGACAGTTTATGCGCTGAAATGCTCGCCCGTAACTTCAAGTGCAACCGTGTACCAAAAGAGGATTTACACCAAGGTATTGAACGGAATATGTTCTTTAATTATTTACCAACAGAAGAAGCTCTGAGGATTAACCGTGAGCGTATCTTAGAGCGGAGCTAAGTGCTGTTAAGTGTTATACTAATTAACTAATGAAAGGAAATATGAAGAAGAAAGACTATAACAGGACAGACTGGAGTATTTATTTTAAGCTGGATTCTGAAAGCCCTAGCGGGCTAAGTAGAATAAAAGAACACTGGGGCCATAAAGTAGGTGCTGTTGTTGGTAGCAAACTATACAATACAAATAAATGCCCGCACGGTTGGGAAGTAAGTCTACACAGCGTCCCTTACTATGTCCACAGAATTATATGGGTAATGACCTATGGACATATTGAGTCCAATCAGGTTATCGACCATCTTGATGGGAATCCTTTTAATACCACTATAAGCAACTTAGCACTGAAAACGCAACAAGAGAATAACCAGAATAGGCTGAAGCAAAGTAATAACACATCTGGATTTACAGGTATCAGTAAGTTCGATAGTGGGAGTGGTCACATGTACTATAGAGCTAGATGGCACGATTGCAGAGGTAATGCGAAATCAAAAGCGTTTCCGATTAAATTTTTTGGAGAAGAAGTTGCAAAAAAGAATGGCTATCGAGTACAGGAAAGAACAGCTTATAGCATCTAATCTTGAAGGAGCTATCTACACAGATAGGCACGGACTCTAGTGTATACTAGAGTAATATTTCATACTGACTAAGGAAAAAATGCGTTGCGTAATAGACATTGAATCAAGTAATCTGCTTAACAATGAAAGCATTGATTACACAGCTTCACCATACAAACTAAAAGATGATTACCGTATTTGGCTGATTGTAGCTAAGGATATTGACACAGGAGAGATTCACGTATTCCGTGAGAATGAGATTTGTAGTACTTTTATTGATTTCTATAAAGGGCTCTCTGTTTGTATTGGTCATAATCTGATTAACTTCGACATGCTTGCTATCAAGCTGTACACAGGAATCAACTATTCTGTAGAACCTGATAGTATCAATGGTAAAGCTTGTGAAATCATTGATACTCTAGTGATCTCTAAAACACTTAATCCAGACCGCTTAGGAGGTCACAGCTTGGACGCTTGGGGTAAGCGCCTAGGAGATAACAAAGGTTCTTATTCGGATTGGTCGAAGTACACTCCAGAAATGGAAGAATACTGTATCCAAGACGTGAACTTAACACATAAAGTATATCTTGAACTCTTGAAAGAAAAAGGTACATGGCCTTGGGATGAAGCTATTACACTTGAGAAGCAAGTAGCTGAGATTATTACTCGACAAGAACACCGTGGGTTTAACTTTGATAGTACCTTAGCTGTTGAATGTGTTAAAGACTTAGATGAAAAGCTACAAGCAATCAAAGAAGAAGTTGAACCAGTCCTACCGCCTAAGCCTTTAGCTAAGACAGCAGCAAAGCTCTTTACACCCCCGGCAACACAGTTCCTAAAGAGCGGATTACCAAGCACACACCTGAAGAACTTTGTCGAGAAGCACTTAGGTACTTTTTCAGGAGAGCGTGAAGTTACAATCTTCGGTAAAGTACACCAACTGCCGTTGCCACAGGAATCCTTAGTAACTCACGAGCCTTCTACACTGAAGGATACTACTCACATTAAAGAGTGGCTAGTGCGTGAGTTCAATTGGTCGCCTATCCAATATAAAGAGCGTGACCTAACAGTTAACTCTAAGAAGCAGAAGCTTGACAAAGTAGGCTTTGAAAAAGCTGTACATAAGTACGTAGAGCAAACACTCGCATCAGCTTTCTGTAAAGATCGCTTAGAGCACATTGGATGCTCACGTAGTCAGTTGCTGTCTAAGTTGTTGTCTAAAGATATTTCGCGCCCCTGTAAGGTGTTGACTAACCCTACGTTCACAATTGGACAAGACAAAGAGATTTGCCCTAATCTTGTAAAACTTGAAGTTGAGTTCCCTCATACTCGTAAGCTTATTGAGTTCTTGACTTACAGCCACAGACGCAACAGTATTCTTGGAGGTGGGTTTGATCCTGATGAAGACGAAGAAGCAGAGAAAGGCTTTCTAGCTAACGTAAGAGCTGACGGTAGAATCCCAACACCAGCCGATACATGCGGAGCAGGAACGTCTAGGTTCAAACACAGAATCTGCGCTAACATTCCTAGGGCAACTTCGTTGTATGGCGATAAGATGCGGAGCTTATTCGGAAGTGATTCAGAATGCTACCAGATTGGATATGACTTTGATTCTCTTGAGGCTAAAATTGAGTCCCACTATTGCTTCAAGTACAAAGGTGGCCCTGAATATGGTGTGAGTTTAACAGCAGAGAAGCCGAACGATTGCCATACTGTGCTTGCTGGATATATCTCTGAACTGATTAACAAGAAGTTTCCACGAGGTACAGCTAAATCCGTTAAGTATGGTTGCTTTCCAACTGATATTACGCAAGTACTTACGCCTAACGGATGGAAGAACTTTGACGAGCTTTCTGTTGGTAGTGAAGTATTTAGTATGGACACTAACACTAACATTGTCGGTATAGACACAGTTTCTCAAACTTGGTTCTATACTGAGGCAGATGTAAGTACATTTGGAAATTCTCGCTGGAACATGGAATGCACAGAGGATCACCGTTGGTTTGGACGTACAAAGTTTATGAACGTGTCAGACGGAGACAGTAAGTTCTATACTGCTAATAGCTTTCAGACTAACTACTCTGTGCAAACGGCTGGAGAGTACGCAGGTGGAGATAGTAAAGTATCTGCTGATGAGGCTGCTTTGGTTGCTTGGCTTTTAAGTGACGGACACTACAAGTGGTCTAAGAAATCAAATCGAAAAGTACAAGGTATTTTTGGTAGTATTGCACAAGCTTCTCATAAGTTCCAGAAGGAAGTGAAAGAAGTTCTGTTAGCAAACAGTATGTCATGGGAAGAAACTAACTTAGGAAGTGCTAATGAAAACGTAAATATCAGTTACAGGCTGAAGGCAACAGAGCTTCGAGCGTTTATTGATAAGGTCGTTGGAAGTCGAGAAGATAAGCACTCAGTGGACTGGGTATCTTGGGTACTAAAACTCTCTGTCCCGGCTATGAAAGCTTTTCTGCATCATTTCTGGCTGGCAGATGGTTCAACCACAGTCGATAGTGCTACAGTTATTAAACAGAACCGGGGGAATATTGCAGAAGCTGTTATGGTTGTAGGTAATATGCTAGGATACAAAGTAACACAGGCAGGCGGGAAATGTAGTACGATTAATTTACAGAAGGACTGTCATGTAGGTTTACAAACAGCAAAGCTAACACATAAGCGAACAACAGATGTAGCATGTATCACAACAGGTAAAGGCACATTCATTGTTAAACAAGCAGGAAGGATTTCAGTTACAGGGAACTGCAGTTATAATGCACAAGCAGCACGAGTTGCTAAGATTGTTGGGTGTGATCTGCACACTGCGCAGATTATCTTTGATGCTTTTTGGGTGCAGGCTTCTCCACTGAAAGAGCTTAAAGAGAACATGCAAAAGTACTGGGAGACAACAGGGCAGAAGAAGTTCTTACTTGGCTTAGATGGACGTAAGCTACCTATCCGCAGCAAAGGAAACGTAATTAATACAGCTTTTCAAAGTGCTGGTGTTATCTGTGCTAAGAAAGCTATGGTAATCCATGACCGTAAACTGAAAGAACATGGGTTTATTGTTGATCTCTTTTCAGAAGACTACAAACAAAAGACATTCGCACAACAAATGATCGCGTACCATAAATAATTGTGGCCTACTGTAGAGATACAGTTTGAATAACTCCTTTAATTGCTGGAAAGCTAAAGGCTTAAGCCTATGCCAATCAGCAGCCAAGACCTATTAAGGTAAGGTTCAGAGACTATCGAAAGCGTAATAAGCGAGTAGAGTAGGTAGCAAGTGCTATCGAAATGGGGAGACTCCAGAAATGGAGTATGATATAGTCCGATCTGAATAGAAATGTTCAGCAGCGAAAGCGGCACTACTTAACGAGTAAGTGTGAACTACTGGATGAAGCGCAAATTGAAGTGACAAAAGATTTAGTTAAATTCAAGATGTTTAAAACAGAACAAGAAGGGAAGGATTTCAGGTGTGAAAACCCGGCGTGGGGTGAACTAGGACATACAGACAAGGGCTGGTACTGTGCATACTCTCTTGTAGGTGTTCTTGCTACTGAAGCTGTGAAAGAAGCTGGAGAGTATTACAAGCTAAATGTAGAACTTACAGCAGGGTATATCATAAATCGCAACTGGTTTGGGTGTCACTAATTTCTCGTCTGGTATTGACTATTGAATCTTCGTCTGGTATAATCCTCCTTTTAACATAAGGAGATTTATGCAGATTGAATGGAAAGACGTTTATTACGAAGGAGTTAAACTAGACAAGCAAGTATCGAACACAGGTAGAATGAGGAAAGCAGACGGAACTGAAATGACTGTATCTGACAACGGAGCCGGATATATGTCTTTCAGTTTCCACTCTATTAAGAAGAACGGAAAGTGGATGCAGATTCGTAAGTACGCTCACCGTCTTGTAGCAGAGTATTTCATCCCTAATCCAGATAATTTACCACAGGTGAACCATAAGGACTTTGACAAAAGTAATAACTCAGTTGATAATCTAGAGTGGTCATCTCGTTCTGAAAATATCAACCACTCTCATGCTGGAGGAAGAATGCAGAAACGATATGAAGTTGGTGCTGTTGTTAAACTTACAGTCGATGAAGTAAAAGAGTGTTATACTCGTATTAAGAAAGGTGAAGGAGTTGCTGTAGTTGCAAGAAGCATGAATAAAGGTCGAACAACAATCAGCAGCATTCTTAATAAGAGAAGTCGTAGAGACATTACGGATTTGATTGATAAAGAATTATCTATGCTACAATAACTTAAAGTAAGATCATCTTGGTCTTGCGCTAAACTTAACTAAAGGAACCTAAAATGCTAATTAACTTTCTCACTGTAGTCTCATGGATTTACTCCGCATGGATCATCCTACGATTTACCATCACAGAGTACGATGTACATCAATTCAAGAAGAAACACCCGATGATTCCATGTTCAAACGGTATGAAACCTTAGGAGTACATCTGTGCTTTCTTGAGTATTACCTTCCTTATCACTAAGTACTTCTTCTGATGTCTTGGGGAGCTTTACCTTTCTGGATTTACTCAGTTGATTATGAGAAGTACTTATCTGAGTGTACTTGCTGCTTTAACGATGAATGGAGAAGTGGATATTCCAATGTTATGCCAGTGTACGTACAGGAGAGTATTCAACGTAGGAAATTACAGGAGACTTAGATGAAATAAATTAAAGAAGTGAAAAAATAATTCAGAACTGCTGTAAAACTGATGTATAATCTACATAAGAGCTAGTAATCTCTTTAAAGGTACTAAATTGGAATCACTAGGTAATTACGCCTATGGTTAATCTCTAAATGAAATGGAGGGGTACTTTGTACTCCGATAATTGATAAAGGAAACTTAAAATGACTCAACCTATTAAACAACTAGACGGTATGTTTGTATTCTGCCAAATTCAACAACCAGTTGATTGCTACGAAAAAGCCCGTGGAAAAGAATGGAAATGCGGAATTGTAGTTGATGAGGATCAAGCTGATGCATGGGATGCTGTGTATCCAAAGCAAGGTGCTAAGATTGTTAAGACGAGTGAATTCGAGGGTATTTACAAAGTAGCCCCACCAGATGCTTTCTCTAGTGAGAAGAAGCAATATGTAATTACCCTCAAGAAGAATACCAAGCTTGGTAATGGTAATGATGTTCCTGATATTTACCAACCAAAGGTACTACAGAAAGGTGCTAAAGGACTAGATGATCTTACTGACAGCGTTCTAGTAGGTAATGGCTCTTTGGGTTCTATGAGCGTAGATAACTGGGAATCTTCTAAAGGTTGGGTTGCTCGCTTGAAGAATATTCTTGTGGTTGATCTTGTTGAGTACAAGAAAGCTGAAGGTTCTAACTATACTTCTGGTGATGAATTCGGACAAACGGTAAAAGCTGAAACTACTTCGAGTAAAGCACCAGTAAAAGCCGTGGTTAAACCGAAGCGTGTAGTTGCAGAGGATGACGACTCAGATTTGCCTCCGTTTTAATATAAAGTAACTCTCTGAGGTTAACAAACGCATTAGGACAGCCTCAGAGAGCTTGTAGCTGTACAGGTGGTGTACTCACTAGGTAGTACTGGTATATCGCCTTGTAGAGCTTTGTAGTGATAAATAGGTATAACAGAAAGAGTAAAATGCAAGAAGAAACAATCACAATTACAAAAGCTGAGTATGAATCACTCATTAAGTCTGTACTCTGGTTAGACGCCCTAGAAGCTGCTGGTGTAGATAACTGGTGCGGTTACGATGAAGCGCACGTTATTCATCGACAATTGAAAGCTGAATACGCTTTGCAAGTTAAATAAGGAAATATATGAAACGTAAAGTAATCCCTTTTAGCAATCTCCAAGTTAAACCTCCTTTGCTTGGTCTAGGTGTAATCTACATGGCTATGGACTTGTATAAAGCTCCTGCTTGGTCGTGGGGTGTATATGCTACACTTGGGTTTATCTTTGTTTGTAATTGGTTATACCGGGCGTTTACAGATGAACAGGTAGACGTACAAGGCTACAGTGATCCTAAGCAGAACATTGTGAATATTCAAGTTGGTAAGTAAGATTAATCAGATTAAATAATTAAAGGAACCTAAAATGACACAAGAACAAACACAAGTAATGACCGCAAAAGAACTCTTTAAGAAACTTGTTGATATTCATACCGAGATTAACTCCTTCAAGGATTTGATTAAATCAATTAAGGATGATCTCAAGGAAAATAACTCAGAACTAGACTTTGGAAAATCAACCAAGTTGCTGTAAAATCCGCAGCTTTTAAGACTGAGCAAGCTAAAGCAGATGCAGCAGCTTTCATTGAGATGATTGAAGAACTGACGTAAGCCTAAAGAAGTAAATTAACACAACGCCTTGATCCTAAAAGGTCTTGGCGTTTTCTTATTGGAGTATGTATGAAGAAAGTAAAGAAAACTTCCACACAGCGATGTAGCTATTGTAAAGAACGGGCAGAATTTAAGACAACAAGTATTACATTCTTGAAATATGCTTGTGAATCCCATAAAGGTTCTATAGAGGCTCTAGATAAGGAAGATAACTACATGACAGAAGGCGATTATCAATCGTGGGGACGGAAGTATGGATAAAAGTAAAATGGAAGTAGTCTGGGACTATGACTACATGAAATATTCAATCGGAGCTGTATGTGAAACTCGGACTATTAAGGTGACACATCCAGAAGGTCTTGAGAAGGAATTCAGTACACGTACAGAGTTCTGGGGACACTATCTCAAGAAAGAAAACGGATGGCTCAAGGAGTACAATTCAAAGCGTAAGATTAAGCTGTTACCAGAGGAATTCACCGTAGAAGATATTCAAATACCAATGAGTGTTCGTATCTGTAAAGAACGTGTAGACGAACATATTGGGCGTGTCCTCAATACTCTAGGTAAATCAAGGTACTACGGCTATGTAGGTAAGGGTGATTCTTGGCGGGTACAAGCCAGTACAATCTTGAAGTACAAAGGGAACAGATCAGAGATGATTCGTCCGTTACATCTAGGTACTATCGGGGACTATCTTGTAGAAGCTCACGGAGCTGAATACGTTACTCACTTGGAGGTGGACGATGTAGTTGTAGCAGACTGTTACGCTAACCCTGAACTTATCCTAGTCGGAATTGATAAGGATTATTTAGGTTGTGCTTTAACTTTATTCAATCCTGATAAAATGGGTGAACCAGAGAAGATTAACGGCTTCGGTAAGTTGTACATCGGTAGCGACAAAAAGATCAGAGGTGAAGGGCGTGTGTTCTTGTACCATCAAGTTCTCAGTGGTGATTCCAGTGATGGTTACAAAGCTAACTGTGCTAGTGATGTGAAGTGGTCTGACAAGAGCTCATACGCTGTACTTAGTAAGTGCTCTACAGATAAGCAAGCCTTACAGGCTATGGTAGAAGCCTTCAAGAAGCTCTACCCAGAGCCTGAGACTGTCACTGGATGGCGAGGTGATTCAATTAAGATTGATTGGTTCTATGTTATGCAGGAATGTTTTACGATGGCTCATATGCTTAGATTTGACGGAGATAAGTTCTGCTTAAAGACAGTCTTGGATAAACTAAAGATTAATTACTGAAAGGACAACAGTGAAAAAGAAACAAACCAAAGCTAAACCAACAGAACCTTCCTCGATTCATCTCTGGACTACTTCTGATGTAACGCACTGGCGTGAGAAGCTCTTGAAAGAACAAAATGGATTAGACCCTATCACTAAAGAGAAGATCACATCAAGAGCTTGCTTAGATCATGACCATGCTAAGACTGGCGATAACGCTCAGAGAGTACGTGGTGTGTTAAGTTCACCCGTAAATATTTTCGAGGGCAAGGTAAAAGCTGTTTATCATCACTATCTTAAATATGCTACCGAACAACCGTTGAATGTGATCCTGCGTAACCTTGCGGCTTACTACGAGCGTGATAACTCACACTTACCATTGCATACATCTTGGGTTAAAACTGTGCAAGCTAGTTTTAGTTCACTACCAGAGCCTAAGAAAGCTCTTGTGCTGAAAGAGCTTGGTAAAGAGAATGGCGGAAATGCTCTAGCTAGAAAGAAAATCTTCTTGGACTGTGTGAAATCGAAGAAGCTAAGTTATACTCAGTTGATGGAGTTAATCCTAAAACATAAACCTAATAAAGAATAAATGAAAGCAAAAGATTATAATTTGATACAGTGGGAAGAACATTTCTATATTGATGAGACAAGTCCTTCTGGACTAAGGTGGGCTAGAAATGTTATGTTTGGGAATAATAACAGTAGTTTCAGGTGTAAAACAGGTGATCCTGTTGGAAGTCTTAACTATAATGCTGACAACAAACCTGTTTTCTGGAGGACAGGTTTGAAGGGTAGCTCATATTACATCCACAGAATAATCTGGTGTATGCACTATGGTCACATACACAATGCTTCTGTAGTTGATCATATTAATGGCGACCCTTCTGACAATTCTTTAAAGAATCTAAGAGTAGTGTCTCAGAAACTGAATACACATAATCAGTCTTTGAGAAGTTCAAACACATCTGGCACGACTGGAGTAAGCCGATGTAGAGACAAATATTACACGGCTACATGGATGAATACTGATGGCACACAGGGGGGTCAAAATCTTTTGCAATTGAAAAATACGGTGAAGAAGATGCATTTAAATTTGCATGTGAGTTTCGTATCAGACAACTTGAAGTCCTAAATAATAAAGGAGCTAATTATACAGAAAGGCATGGCTTACTATCATAACTATATTATCTCCAATACTAAGTATCTATTAATAAACTGAACTACAAAGGAACTAACGAATGACAACACCACTTTCACTCCAGCAAGATATTATCCACCTCAAGAACAGAGGGTACTCCAGCCGTTTTCTAGCTGAGAAATTCCTTGGTTCATCCAAGAAGAAATCCACAGTAAACGATATTGTTTCTCGGTATAACAAAGAGCATGGAAATGCTTATGACCAGCAGGAGAGCAACCAGCTGAGGGCTTACTGTATAGAGGACTTGGGTTATTATAAACGTACTCCTGAGAAAAAAGTCGACCCTAATTCTTGGCGAGAGCTTGAGAATGCTTACTACGAGAAGAAAACTTACGCTAAGACGAAGGTAACTAAAGAAGGTTCACTGAAGATTATGTTCATCCCAGATTCACAAGTACGACCCGGTGAATCCACAGAGTATCTTGCAGCTATTGGGCAGTACATCGTTGATAAGAAACCGGATGTAGTAGTCTGTGCGGGAGACTTCTGGGACTTTCCATCACTAAGTTCTTATGATAAAGGTAAGACAGCATTTGAGGGTCGTCGTCTAATGGATGATATTAACGCCGGTAAAATCGGTATGAAGATTTTGCTTAAACCACTGAAGGACTACCAAGCAAAAAATTCTGACTATAAACCACGTATGGTGTTTACGGAGGGTAATCACGAAGGGCGTTTGAAGCGTATTCCAGAGAGTTCTTCAGAGTATGAGGGTTTTATTGGTATGCACTTGCTTGAGCTGGAAAAGACTGGGAAGTGGTTCCGTTCCTTAAACCAATCGAGATTCAAGGTATTTCATTTGTTCATTACTTGACACACCCCATGAATGGTAAACCTCTGGGTGGTAATGCTTTGTCTCAGCTTAAAGCAAGTGGAAGCTCATTTGTGGTGGGTCATAAGCAAACGCTTGATGTAGCTATGATGCCTGTTCTTGACGGTAGCATGCGTATCGGGATTATTGCTGGAGCTAGTTATCCTTTTGATGAAAGCTATAAAGGGTCACAAACGGGTAATCTTCACTTTCGTGGAATTATTCTCTTACACGAGGCTAAGGAGGGCTACGCTGATCCTAGTTTTATCTCCACTGAATTCTTGATTAACCGTTTGAAAGGAAGAAATGCGTAAGGTAACTAAAGAGTACAACCAAGACTGGTCTGTCCATTTCAAACTTGATCCTAAAAGCCCTTCAGGTCTTGCATGGAATAGAGAAGTAAGCGTCGGAAGAACTCATAGTAGTGTGTTATTCAAGTGTGGCGATCCCGTTGGAAGTATCAGTTTAAATAAAAAGCTTAAACCTGTTGCTTGGGTTGTTAAGATTAACAAACTTCGTTACTTTATTCACAGGGTTATTTGGAGTATGAATTATGGTCATACACCGTCTGAGATTATAGTTGACCATATAGATGGTAATGGTCTAAACAACTCGATAGATAATTTAAGACTTGTAACAATGACAATGAACAACCGAAATAGGAAAATACTTTCTTCTAACAGAACAGGTTTTGCCGGGGTTGGAAAAGACTTAAAAGCTTATAAAGCAACTTGGAGATATTTAGATGGTACAATAGGTTCTAAGTCATTCCATTTCTCCAAGTACGGCGAAGCTGAAGCCTTCCGTTTAGCCTGTGAATACCGAACAGCACAGATTAAACTTTTAAATGAAAACGGAGCTAATTACACAGAGCGTCATGGTAACGCTTGACTTGTGCTACAATCAGGGGACAGTGAGAAATCATTGTTCTGTTTAATTAAGGAGTGATAAATGAAACAACAGTACATCTACACATGTGAAGAAACAACTCAAGTACAGCTTGCCGTTCTCGTAGCGGGACAAAGCTCTATACAATCAAGGGTGCTTGCCAGAACCAAGTAGACCAGAAGAACTCTTGGTATGCTAAAGATGGTAAACCACGGTACGAACTTGTAACTTACGCACTCAATCGCGTACAACCAGAAGAATTGTGCTAGAATACATCTACATTAACTTAAAGGAACTATAGAAATGACTAACAAGACACCCAAAGAACTAACCCTCCAAGCAGGTAAAACTTACGTAACTAATGAAGGCGAAATTGTGACAATGGAGGATATTGAATCTCCAGATGAGTTTTATGAACTACTCGGAAGTAATAACTTTAACTACAGCATAAGTGGTAAAATCTTTAGTTATACTGATTCTGAAGAAGATATTTCCCACGAGGTATTTGTAGACACTGAAGAACCAGAAGTAATCGACGAATTTTCCTTTAAGCAACGAACCAAAGGAACAAAGCGTAAGCTTACCTTCACGGATTATTCCGATGGTACAATCAACCTTAAATTCAAGACTAAAACTAAAGGACAAGACGTACTAATTGGTGGTATCCGCTTGAGTTACGCGGCCTTGGATTTCTTGTACGAGGCTCTGAGTGAGCTTAAAGCACAGGATATTGACGAACGTACTTATCACTGAATAACTCAAGGAACTACAATGGAAATCACAGCTATTATCGTAAAGTCAAACGGTCATGCTTACTTGGAATCTTTGTGGAGTGATCCTTCGGAAGCACATGAAGAACTAAAACGCTTGTATAAGTTACAAGCAAAAGACTCTTGGCTTGATAATGACGTGTATACACTTGAAACAGCAAAGGTACAGTAATGAAAACATTTAAAGACAATGGCGAAGCCTTTGACTTGCCTCTTAAACTCTACGAACTACCACGGGAGACGTACTTTCGTTTAGCTGATGAAGAACTCCGAGATAACAAAGTGTTCTTCTTGATCATATTGACGGTGCATATAGCTACTGCCTAAACAAAGAAAACCAAGTGATTCACTTCAGTTGTGGTACACTCGTTGTACTAGCAAGTCCTAGTGAAGTTTATCAAGCGTTCAACCAAACAATATAACTAAGGAAATATATGACATATCCAAAACTTGAAGTACGAACTATTCAAATGATTGATAGTTTTGAGTTTGACAATCTTGTAAAAGAAGTCTACGGTAAACCTTACTGCTTTCAACAGCAAGACGGTTGTAAAGAGCGTGGCAATCACACTATTACAATCCCAGATGGTCTATATGATTATGAGAGCACGCTACTACCTGAAGTAATAAACGGGGATGAAATGGGTGTAAGCTTTGCTGCTTGGTTAGCTCGTGATCCAAAGGAATGGAATGGCAAACCCGAGCAAGCAGGTTCTCTTAGTCTGTTTTGGGAGCGTAACTTCTATCCAGATGTACAAATGATTGCTAATGACTTGCACTCAAAAGGTCTAATTCCTGCCGGTGACTATACTATTGAAATTGATTGGTAATAAAGGAACAAAGCATGAACACAAAACGAGAATTCCTCCCCGGAGCTACTTACAGTGACAAACGAGGGAACAAAAGGAAGATCACTGGGAATGACAACGTAGGTTGCTTTCCTTTGTTGGCTACAACTTTAAGTATTTGCTCCGAACCTATTATTGATGAGTTTACTTTAGCAGGTGGCTACCAAGAGGACGAACCAAGTGACCTTGATCTTGTATGGCAGGATCAAGGTCACTACGCTCAGGTACAATTCAAGAACAAGTGTGATTTATTCAATACAATTGCAGGAAAAGATAAAGTTCAATCTGATTTTGATCTAGAGAACCAAGTTAAACTAGTACGGGAAGAAGCTCAAGAGTTGTTTGATGCTGTTACTCTAGGAGAACCGCTGGTAAACATCCTCCAAGAAACTATTGATGTACTTGTAGTAGCTCAAGGGATGCTGCAACTGCTGGAGTCTTTAGGTTGTGATACCAACGGTGCTTTGCTTGCTGTAGCGGATAAGAACTTGAGTAAGTTTACGAGTGATCGTGACGAAGCTTGGGAGAGTATGGAGCAATACCACAAAGAAAATAAAGAAGTAACTGTTGAATACAATCGAGAAAACAACGTGTATGTACTGAAAGATCAAAATGATAAAGTTCGCAAACCACTTAAATTTACTAGGGTTGATCTTTCTAAGTTTGTACCTAAAGACGTAGAATTCAAGGTATAATCTAGGTTAACTTAAAGGAGAACAAATGTTAAACGGTAAAGAGCTTCAGGTTGGTAAGACTTACACAAGGCGAAATGGTTCAACCACAAAGATTGTGGGGTGTGATGGAAATACTAATACCTATCCTTTCTATGACAACGACGGGCAGGGTTATACACGAAATGGTTCCTTTTATTATAGTGAGGATACCAGTGACCTTGATTTGATGCAAGAAGTACAAGAGCAAGACATGGTAAACTCACCGAAACATTACCAGTTATTCCCAGATAGCAACATCGAAGTACGTGATGTACTTAAGGTACTAGCAGATCGCTTAGGTACTAACGGTTACTCAGGTAGTTTCATCGGTGATTACGTACAGCTAATGCAGTATTTAATGCGTTTTGATATGAAGAACGGTAAGGAAGACTTAGAGAAAGCTAAATTCTTCTTGGATAAGATGGTAGAATATAAACTAGTTAATAAGGAAGTTAAATGAACATTATTGAAACACAAGAACAACCTAAGTTCAAACCAGTAACTGTAGTGTTTGAATCAGCAGAAGAACTACAGTATGTTACTAAGCTTTTAAGCATTGGTAGTAATGCTATATACGAGAAGTTTACGGGAGATGATTCAAGTACAGCCCCTAACTATAAGATGTATAGTTCTTTGTACGATACCTGTACTAAACTGGGTATTGAGGTAAGAGAGACCAACAATACTTATATTGCTACATATTAGGAAAGACTAGCATGAAGAACAAAATTAAATTCCAACGGGTTACTCTTACTTTAAGCAAGAAGGAGCTTAAACTCTTGTTTGCCCTTGTAGGCAGTTTAAGTGTAGCAACTGAGCAAGCTATTGTTAAAGGTATCAAGAACGACTTTTCTAAGAAAGCTGACTTGTTTCAACGGCTAGCAAAAGAAATGGATGATCAGAATGTCAAGTACCCATGTGCAGATATTATTATCTCAGTAAATGATTAAGAAAGAACAAATGACTAAAACAATTACTAAACTATCCCAGCAAAAGATCAAACCTCAAAGTGGTATCGTGGCATCATGCGTAGTATCTGAATCAGAGCTACAGGAAGTAATCCAAGGGTTTACCTACAAGGACTCCACGGATGTTAATAACGAATACACTCAAGAGTTCCTACAAGTGCTATTCAACCTAGGAATGGATACCTCAGAACTAGTCCGAGTAGATCACGGGATTACTCACCGTAATCGCTTCGGTAAGATCGTTACATGCTCTCGTTGGTACGGTAACGAGCGAGTAGATGATGCTTGGCTTGACAGTGGTTATGCTAGTCGTGCTGCTAAGGATAAAGCATCCGGGAGTGGCATCCTGATGGATTTGTATGGTTCTCGTGGAGAGACAGAGGGGATGCAACGGGCGTTAGAGCAGCGGGATAGGCATACAGTAGTGGATGAATCACAATGGGAAAATAAGGAGTAAATATGGGATACTATACAGATTTTGAACTAAGCTTTAACAGCAAAGATAATAACCAAGTTATGGAGTCTTTAGGTGAGATTTCCGGTTATACATATTGGTACAGTTTTACAATGAATGGCAAGTGGTACAAATGGCAAGAAGATATGAAGGAATTATCTATGCTATATCCTGATGTACTATTTGAGCTTTCAGGTCGAGGGGAAGAACCTGATGATTTATGGGGAGCTTATTTCAAAGGTGGTAAAGCACAGATTTGCAAAGCTAAGATCACCTTTGATAAATACGATGAAGACAAAATGGAGTAAATATGAAGATTGAACAAGTAAAAGAAACATTTAAGCCAGTAGTTATTACACTAGAAACCAAAGAGGAATTCTTGTTTCTACTGAGTATTATTGGAGGAACATCTGAACGTACCTTCCGTGATATTACTAATGCGGGCAAAGAGAGTGACATACTGTGGCCTATGTTTCAACAAATTGATAAGCTGGCAAAGGATATAGGTTTAGCGAAATATAAAAGCGCAGGAATCACTGTACTTAATGATGAGTGAAGAAGCAATAGGTGAGATAGCTTGCTGGATTTATCTTGTGTTGTTCTTGGGTTATTTGTGGTATATTGATAGAAGTAACCGAGAGCATAACAAGACCCAAGCTATAGCAGCAAAGATAAAGATTACATTGACAAACATAATTTGTAAAGGAAACCAACATGAAAATTCAACATCAAGCAAACGGTTTTAAACCCTTTAATATTGCAGTACAATCACCAGAAGAACTAAAGCTTTTGTTGAGTCTCTTTGGAGGCTTGTCTGAGGATATGGTCAAGGACTTGACAGGAGATTATATTAATGATCAGTTTGCATATAATGTTTACGGTGAACTAAATGGTATTGCAGTTAGTTATGGTATTGATACGCACAAGCAAATTAATATCAAAGTTGTGAAGTATTAAGTAGTCGGCAGTTAGTAGAATTAACAAGTAATAAAGAAAAGGAAAATATGCAGGAAAATAATAAGACAGTAACTCCGTGGTCATCAGTTGGGTACTTGACGTACAAACGTACATACTCTCGCCGTTTAGATGAAAACAACATCAATTCGGCTACTGAAGAATTTCCAGATACGATCAACCGTGTAGTACAGGCTGCACAGAAGCAGTTGAACTGTGGTTTTACACCCGAAGAAGAACAAAAACTCACAGAGTATCTTCTGGGTCTAAAAGGTAGTGTAGCTGGACGTTTCTTGTGGCAAATGGGGACTAGTACAGTAGCTAAACTTGGTATGGCGTCGCTCCAGAATTGTGCTGCTGTCGTAGTAGATGAGCCAATTCGGCCCTTCACATGGACGATGGACTCCCTCATGCTTGGTGCTGGTGTTGGTTACAATATCCAAAAGGTCAATGTAGATAAATTACCTAAAGTTAAAAAGAACTTTAAGCCACCTACACGTACAGATAAGTCAGATGCTGATTTTATCGTTCCTGATAGCCGTGAAGGATGGGTTGCTTTACTTGGTAAGACGCTCAAAGCAGCTTTCCTCGCACATGAATCAGGTAAACAGACATTTACATACAGTACGCAGTTAATTCGCGGTAAAGGTGCACCTATTAAAGGGTTTGGTGGTACAGCTAGTGGCCCTGAAGACCTCTGCTGGGGTATCCAGAAGATCAGTGAGGTAGTCGAGAAGCGTAAAGGTCGTAAGCTTCGCCCGATTGATTGCTTAGATATGATGAATATTATCGGTGCTGTAGTGGTAGCTGGTAATGTCCGTCGAAGTGCCCAGATTGCTATGGGTGATTGTGATGATATTGAATTTCTCCTGTCGAAACGCTGGGATATGGGGATCATTCCAAGTTGGCGGGCGATGTCGAATAATAGTGTGGTTTGTGATGATATTAACGAACTACATGATTATTTCTGGGAGGGTTACGAGGGTAAAGGAGAACCATTTGGTTTGATTAATCTAGGGCTTTCACGTAAAGTAGGACGACTGGGAGAAACACAGTATCCTGATCCAGAAGTGCAAGTTTATAATCCGTTGACATTGCTAGCGGCCTAAGAGAGGAATCTCTTTTGAATAACCTGAATATCGGGGAAAGTCTAGAACAGATAACCGCCGAAGCGATACTTGGAGTAATCCTCTCGCTCTAGAGACTGACAAGGGAACAGAGAACCTGTTGTGATACAGTCCGTTCTATATGGGGACATATAGAGATTAGTAGAAATAGCTAATCCCCGGTTTACCGGAGTAACAAAGTAGGTGCAGAACAGTCGTTGGCTTCTTACGAGACTTGTTGTCTTGCTGAAGTCTTTTTACCAAAAATTGAATCGAAGGAAGAACTTAATGAAGTAATTAAACTCTTGTACCGTATTAACAAACACTCTCTGATGCTTCCTTGCCATAACAAAGAAACAGAAAAGATTGTTCATAAGAATATGCGTATGGGGCTTGGAATGACAGGGGTGCTACAAGCAACTCAAGAGCAACGTGACTGGCTCGATGATGCTTATATTGAATTACGTAAGTATGACAATGAGTACTCAGATATGAAAGGATGGAATCGAAGTATTAAGCTCAGTACGTGTAAACCAAGTGGAACTCTTAGCTTGTTGCCCGGCGTGACTCCCGGTATTCATCCGGCTTACAGCCAGTACTTAATTCGACGTATCCGTATTAGTGCAGATAATGCCTTAGTTAGTGTATGCAAAGAGCATGGTTATGATGTAGAATACCAGCAGAATTTTGATGGCTCTCTAGATCACTCTACAGTTGTTGTTAGCTTTCCGTTTAAGTATCCAGAAGGTACTACACTGGCAAGTGAAATGACTGCTGTTAAGCAACTACAAGCTGTTAAAGAGCTTCAAAGTACTTGGAGTGATAACTCTGTTAGTTGTACTGTTTATTACAAGAAAGAGGAACTGCCAGAGATTAAAGAGTATTTGAAAGAGAACTACAAAGACTGTCATAAGACACTTTCGTTCTTGTTGCATAGTGAGCATGGTTTTAAACAGGCACCGTTAGAACAAATTACGAAGGAACAGTATGATGAATTGGTTGCAAAGACTAAGCCAATCGGTTTTGTCGGGGTAGCAGAATTTGAAGGAAGCGATGATTGCGCGAGCGGTGCTTGCCCTATTCGTTAATTAATTAAACTGTAACCTCTAGGAGAAATCTTAGAGGTTATTTCTATTGGAGAAATATGAAGAAAACTTTAAATTATAATGAGATAGACTGTGACAAACACTTCTACCTATCAAACATAAGCCCTAGTGGAATTAGGTGGCTGATCTCACCACGAAACGGCATAGACGAGGGATCTATAGCTGGCACCAAGCACTACGAACCAGACGGCAGAAAAGCATCTTGGCAAGTTATGCTTAAAGGTCAGATATACATTGTATCGAGGGTTATATGGGTATTAGTACACAAATACCTACCCAGCGATTTAGTGGTAGATCACATGAACGGAGACCCATTCGATAATTCTGTTGCAAATCTTTCAATTAAGACGCAAACAGAGAACTTACGAAATCTGAAAAAGTACAAAACAAACACATCAGGCACAACAGGTGTTGGATACAGGGTGATGCGGAGTCACTGTGGAAGTAAGACATACGAGTATTGGTATGCAATATGGAAGAATTTACAAGGTAAGCAAAGGTCTAAACAGTTTTCATGCAACAAGTATGGTCACGAGATTGCAAAGTCCTTGGCAATTGAGCAACGCAACCTCCAAATCTCACTCTTGAATACTGCAGGTGCTTCTTACACCGATCGCCACGGTACAGAATAAACCCAGTGATTTATGATACACTCTAATTTTATTAACAAGGGAACCCAATTTAATGACAACTAAAGCAAACCTACTTCGCTCACTTAGTTCTTTTATCAGCCAAGGAGAGTCCTTAGAGCGTGATTACACAGAGCTACAGCAGGAAATTCTCTTGAACTTAACCCTAAGCCAAACCGTCAGTACTAAGATTCATGCTACGTTGAAAGCCCTAAAAGAACTTCCTGATGTACCACCAGATGAACCAGAAACTGTAGTACAATAATTGAATCAAACAAGGAACTAACAAATGAACCCAAATACAACAGAAGTACAAATCCTAGTATTCAACCACGAAGGAGAAGTGCTGACAGTTAACTCGGTGAATGGATTTTCAGTACCTCGTAGTACTTGGCGGGTACTAAAGGAAACCCAACGAGAAGCTGCTGTACGAATCCTGAATGAACAAACCAGCTTTGATATCACAATAAGTGATCTTGCTGTTTTATATTTTGCCCGTGCTAACTCAAATGGAAAATATGTAATGAGCTATTTTTGTACTAAAGTGCTAGAGAACCCTATGCAACAGCACAGAAATTTCTGGACTTTTGGTAGTGGAAATATCTGTGAATTCCAAGGTACACGTAAGTTCCTAGATAACTGTGTAGACTCAGAGTACAACCATGAAGCTCTTTATCATGCTAGTGTCTTGAGTGAACAAATGAAGCTGCCTTGGAGTAATTACCAAAATAACCAGAAAGATACACAACCTAAGCTTAGTAATTCTGATACACTACAACTTCAACTTAACCTAAAGGATAAACAAATGGAAACTAAAGTACAACCTAAAGAACTTAAATTGCAAGAACATAAGACGTATCTGACCCGTGAGGGTAAGGAAGTAACAATGTCTGTTGACTATCACTGTGGTAAAGATATGTCACACCAGTTTCGAGGTAGTAATGGTTTTTACTACAAAACAGATGGGAATCTATCCAATAATGACTTGTGTAAATGGGATGCGATCTCAGAAGTCCAAGTTACACCTAAGCTCTACACACAAGCTGAAGTACTGCACTGCACTATCGAAGCTTACAAAGATGGTAAAGCCAGTGTAAGCACCTTCAGCACACCAGAGATTCAATCCTTGATTGCCCAACAAACAGTTCTTATCCGTAAGGTTGAGCTAGAGATTCTAGAGCTAAAAGAACTCGGCGCTTTCCTTGGTGGTCGCTCTGATAGTCGTGTACTTGAGTTAAGAGCTAAGGTTTACACTGACTTGGGTTACAAGCAGAAGAAACTCAAGAAGCTTGTTGATTTGCAACTGCGTTTGAAACGGATTAAGTAATGAGTACTTACGAAATCATTGGTAGAGTCTTCACATTTCTCGGAATCTCACTCCTTGTTGTTCTGATGGTGCAATTGATCTTGTATATTGCATGGACTGCACTGAAAGAGTTCCTAGGTTGGCCTAAGATCGTTAAGGCTTTAAGATTACTTGAAGAACATAATGAAAATAAAACACAAGGTTAAACATGAAAATTAACTACATCAAAGGCGATCTCTTGAGTGTAACTTCCGGTATCATTATGCACGGTTGTAATGCTCAAGGTGTTATGGGAAGTGGAGTAGCTTTAGCTGTACGGCAGAAGTACCCAAAGGCTTACGAGAAGTACAAAGAAGAAATTCAACGTGGGTTTCTTGGACTAGGTGATCTTCAGCTTGTAGAAGTACAAGAGAACTTGTTCATTGCTAATGCTATTACTCAAGAGTTCTACGGACGGGATAAGAAAGTGTACGTATCTTATGAGGCCATTAATAGTTGTTTTGAAACTCTATTCACACTAGCGAATGCTATAGGGCACTCTGTGCTAAGTATCCCTAAGATCGGTGCTGGCTTAGGTGGAGGTGATTGGGATATGGTTCTTGAGGTAATCAAATATCAAGCTAAGAAGCAAGGTTATAATGGTGTTTTAAATGTGTATGAACTCTAAGGAATCTGATGGAAATTGAACCACAAGAACTCCGGGATATTATCCTAGGAAAGATTACATTCCGAAAGTGTCCTTTGTGTTATGGTGAAGGTACTCTGTATTGGATTGATAATATAGAGGATAACGTCTCTAAAAGAACCTATGAAGAAGCTGGAGGTTTCCGTGGAGAAGGTAACGATCAGGAATTCTGTGATGATTGTCAAGGAGTAGGTTTTATCGTAAATAAATGGAGTGAATAATGCAAATCTACAAGAAAGTTAACCGCCGTTACATCCCTGTGGGTTTGTACGACCAAGAACAATAGTACTTACCAAACGGTGCTCACTTGGTTATCGTCAGTGACGGCTGTACGTCCACAAGGTACAATATCTCAGTGGATGATGCCGTGGTATTAGCTGCGGTAAATAACGTCCGTAAAGCCCTTATAGACGCCTTGGAAAGCGCTACGGAGTTACAGCCGAATGACCGTGAGATGACTTCTCTAGAAAAGGAAGCTTGGGAAGCTTATAAAAGTATTGCTGGTTCACCTAAAGGTCTTATGTTTGAGGGATTATCAATGGGTGAAATAGTGGATAAAGCTGTGGATGTACTCCAGAAAGAACTCAAGGAACGAAGTATTTCTTGTGGTACAATCGAAGGTCTATAATTAATTTAAAGGAAATAATGCAAGTACGAACACAAGACGCTATTGCTTTTTATAAACATAAGCTTAAACAATATGAAGAACGTAGAACTACCTTAGACAAGCTTTATGAAATAGCTACACAGAAGTACGAAGATAAGTTCTTTAATAAATTGTTCAACTGGAAGTACAAGGATTCCTTTGCTGGAGATAAATCATGGTTATCGGGTAACTGGGAGTTCTGTGAGGTAGATTCGTATATTAACTCTGCTAAACATTATTTAGTTGCTTATACTTACCAAGAAAAATGTAAAATGTTCTTTGTAGAACTACAATCTCATGAGAACCAGTTTTATAATTGGGCTAATGAAAATAATATTCCATATTAAATAAAGGATAAAGAAAATGATTGAAGTACACAGTACAAACGGTATCTACGCAAAGGTACTAGCAGATTCTCTAGCACCTAATGGTAAACGTTTGACCTCATTCGAGATTCAGTTACCGAAAGTGTTCCTCGCTGAGAACAACACGCACAAAGCCATATCAAAGAACTTCAGTAGTTCACGGGCTATTCCTGTTGGAAAGAACAATGAAGTACAGTCGTTTGAACCTCAGTACTACGGTGCTAACAAAGCTGGTATGCAATCGGAAGGTATTATTGAATACCCTGATAAAGCTAAAGAGGTTTGGTTTGATATCATCAGAGCTTGCAAAGAAGGTTCTCAAGCGCTTCAAGAGCTAGGATTGCACAAACAATGGTCTAACCGCCCGAACGACTGGCATACGATGGCTAAGGGCGTTACCTCTGGTACAGATTGGGATAACTTCTTGTGGCTGCGTAATGACGAAGATGCTCAACCTGAGTTTCAAGCTCTAGCTAGCTGTATCCAAGAGTGTTTTGATAAGTCAGTACCGCAGTTACTGCTGGCGGGTGAATGGCATCTTCCGTATGTTGAAACATTCAGGGGTGCTAAAAGCAACCAGATGTATTATAGAGGTTCTGATGGGGAATTACTTACACTTGAAGAAGCTAAAGCCATTTCCGCTAGTTGTACAGCGCAGGTATCGTACAGACGTTTGAACGACTCTAAAGAGAAAGCCTTAGAAGTGTTCGGTAAATTGTTCTCGGGTAAGAAACCACACTTGTCTCCCACAGAACACTCAGGTACACCTATTAGTTCTGAGGTAGTTCCGTTTGATCCTAGTACATGGACGGAGGGTATTACACATGTACGAAAAGATGGTACGTTGTGTAGTGGTAACTTCGCTTCTTTTATTCAGTACCGACAGACGCTACCAAACAACGTGTTTGTGAAGGGTTAATTTTGGAATAATCCTAGAGATTTCTTCGGAAGTTTCTAGGATTTCTGCAAACGGGATACACTATAGTCTTACTAACAAACACTCTAAGGAATTTATGAAGTACTCCACACTGAACACCTTCCATGCTAATGGTAAAACCTACAAGCACGTAATCAACACAAAGACAGATACAACATACTTGTTGGATGCTGAAGATGACAAGAAGATTTACACAGTGAGTTCTGATGGTTACATGTTTGATTGTTCAGAAGATGAGAACTTCATTGGTATCTTCCGAACGGAATACGGTAATAACAATAACTGGTATCTCGATAATCGTAAAGGTGTTATCGAACGCCATAATTCTTGTGATCTGATCTACACAGAGTTGCAAGTGTTTAAAGGTTTGTCGGGTAAGTAAGACTACATTTTCTGGACAAAGATACTAAATTAGTATTTATGTGTAGTAAGATTATTGATTAATTTATATTATAAAGGGTACATCATGGCCGCTTAAAGGAGATTATTTTGAACAAAACAGATTCTAAGTTGCTCACGGACTATAAGTTCATTTGTAAATTAGGTTATGATAACAAGGATTGCACCTTGCACTATGCACATGTATACAGCTATATGTTGTGTAAGTACACATGGTTTAACAGCCTAGGGCAAGACTACTTTGAATCACAAGAGAAGATTAGTGAAGCTTGTCTTATGTCCGTGAGTGCTGTGAAACTAGCGCAGAAGTACCTTATATCAAAAGACTTACTTGTTGTCTCTAAGAGAAAGACCTTAGCTTTCAACAAAAACGTGTATAAAGTTGTAGATTTGTACAAAGCTTATGATAAACTACCTGCAAAGAAACCTAAACAAGTTAAGGCTAGTACTTTCGTAGAAGAATTAGATGATCCTTGGACTCCGTTTTAGGTGTACACTTAGTCAACAGGTGACTTACTACTTAGTTACTATTTGTCTATGTACGTAGTCAACAGGTAGCTACTAATACATTAAGAGATGAATACACTAAGAACAATACTTTAAGAATAGTTATTTTATAATTCTTGTTATTTATCTTTACTTTGTGGTAAACTTCAACATGACCTAAACACAACGAAGTTAATTAATTCTTTTTGTGTAAGCTCTTTAGAGCACTAGACTAAGCTAGAGTTAGTCACTATTTAACCAACTGGAGAACCGATGGGTGCCTTTGATTCTGAACTTTATGCTCTTGGCTTCCGCTTCAATAATGGAAGTACTACAACTAAACCAAAGAAACCAAGCAAGAAGGAAATCTGGTTAGAAAACTTACATACACCTAAGATGCCTTGTCCGGGAAGTTGTGGTGCAGCTTGTCCTAATCACTACTGTGAGGCCCATAACGGAAATCCTTACGAACCACAACCACCTAAAGTACTTTGGAGTATAATTAAGCAACAGCGTAAAGACACAGAAGAAGTACTTCGTATCAAACAGAAGATTGCTAAACTAGAACTTAAACTGAAAGAACTAAATGAAAACTAAACCAATTCCACAGCCCGGTGATACACTCATTGCTGCACTTGGAAACTACACCTGTTGTACTAAGGAATTCTTAAATGAAACATACGGTTTAGCCAAGGGCTATAATAGTGTTATCTATGGATACCGTCCTAGTGATAACGCTTACGGGCATCTTTTATGTGCTATGAGGAAAATGATGAGTTACCAGTGTTCATCCCGTGCTTCAAGAACAAACCTAAAGACAAAGTTGTATTTGCTCATGCACTCGAGAACAAAATCGTGTATGATGTACTGAAGGATTACGCTAATTTAAAACTGGTTTTCTGTGCAGAAACTCAAGATTTGAAATCATCTACTGTGTATAATATTACTACTGAATGAACTTGAGAGAAATAAAAATGACTGAAACAACTAAACTCACACCACACCCTTACTCACAGGTACTTCAATGGGTAGCTGAAGGTAAAGCTGTCGAAGCTTACTCTGGTGGACAATGGATTCCTGCTGTAACAAGCGGCATCTTAAACGCAGCTAATCACTTTGGTCACGGTGAATACTATCAACCCGAGGACTTCCGCTTGAAACCACAACGCCATATTCACCAAGAGTTGATTGATGCTTATCGAGCTGGAGCAGAGATTCAGATTCGAGCGTTGTCCGAAGGTTCTTGGTATGATTGTGACCCCCAATGGGCTGAGAACCGCTTGTACCGTATCAAACCAGAACCTAAGCCTGATATTACAGAGTACATCACTAACACTATGACGTACGGGTGGAAGCAGGATTTTAAACATCACGTAGGTGCTGAAGTACTGAAAGTAATCCGCTGTGGTGAAACCCATAAGCTTAAATCCGTGGAGATTATCTAATGATTGATCTGATGTTTACAAGCCCCTTCTATGACGACAAGTTCAAACTTGAGTACGCAAAGGGTGCAATTGATTTTAACCGCAGAGTAATTACTAACCTAAGAGCGCAAATTCTTAATCTAGAAGGTCTTGCAGAAAGCTGCGGTGTTTCTTCTGAGGATATTGAGGCTGTGCAGTTTAAGCACCTAAGAAAGACATATAATGATTGAAACAGAATTACTCTCACCAGAGCAGCCCAAGCTTTACGCTTATACATTCACTGTGTACAACAAAGCTTTCAATCCTAAGCTTGTAACTGCTTTAGCTACTTGCTGCTATTTCGCTAAGGAAAAACCTGAAAGAGCACTTCAAAGGTTCTGAATTGGTTTATGAGAATAAATCCGAGGTAGTCCTGAGTAATCAACAGGTACTTATTGTGGATGTACATGCTAATGAAGTGGCAGAGGTTGACCAAGAAATTAAACCAGAAGATCAACCTAAAGAAGAAACCTGTGTTATACTCGATGTTTCAACAGATCAACCAACGAAAGAAACAAATGACAACTAGGAACAATATACATAAAACAAAGAGAACAACATGTAAAATCTACAAACAAGTGGAAAATGCACTAGTACGCGGATTGTCTAGCCTAGATGTTTTTACGAGGAAACAAGCAAAGCAGATTATCAATTGGCAACGGAAACACCCTAATAGCAACTTCTAGCTGATATGCTTTTAACATCAACAACTGAAAGAACTAACAAAATGACTGAACTTAACTTTTCGAGAAGATAGAAAACTAAAGTCTTTACGTGATGAGATTAGTACTATGCTCTCAGAGTGTTCTCACGATGTATACAAGAAAGTAACTATCACAGATTCTTACCGTTTGAGTAACAGGGCTACTAACTACGAAGAAGTATGTATACTGTGCGGGAGTACTAAGGAACATGTACTAAAACGTAAACTACTGGAGCTAAAAGCACTAACAACACTTACCGAAGAACAATTGAAGGAAATCAAATGACTGTACAAAAGAAAATCAACACAAAAGAACTTACCCGGTTGGTAGCTAACCACATCGACTACAACCTCTACGAGGTCAGCGATGTACTGAAAGGACTTTCTGATGTAATCCAAGAACAACTGCGCCAAGGAAACTCGGTTAAGCTGCAAGGACTCGGTACTTTCCATCCAAAGCCTAACCTAAGTAAGAACTACCGTTTACCTACAGGTGAACTGTTTAAGTCCGAAGGTTCTATGGGTGTAAGGTTTGCACCAGACGCTTTTCTGATTAAGAATTTGAATACGAAAGGATAGTATGGATAAGTACATTCCAGAAATCGGTGAGAAGTTCAAAGTAAAGGGTGAAGGTGTTATTTATACCCGTTGTGATGAAGCAACACTGAAAGAACTCTTTGGCTTTACTGCAGAGGTTAAAGACTCTGAAGAAAATATCTTTTACCTAGTAGAGAATCCAAGATCACTATATAAATTTAACTGGTGGTTCTTCACAAAAGAAGAGCGTGAGTTTGAACGTGTACAAGATTATGTACCTAAGCCCCCACTAGGTATCATGCCTTTACGAGTACACAACGCTACACGATTGCAAGCTCTCTTGGATACGCTCCAGCGGTACTCCGAGGCACAGAAGCCTGCATTACCTGAGTGGATTGCAGAAGTAAAAGACCTCATTGAGTATGAACGCAGCTAACCCGTGAAGCACTGGATAAAGTGCCGTTTAAACTCTAATTGAAATAATCTTGTAGAATTCTCAAAAGGTTTTCGGGATTTCCTCAGAAACATGTTAGAATAACTTCATTACTTAAATAGGACACTAAAATGACAACAGAACTTACGCCTATGCAAACAGAGCTGCTTAAACGCTCAGATGCTATTATGGATTCTTTGGGTAAAACCATCAGTACAGCGGTTGATTTCTCTAAGGAACAAATCCCCGATGTTGCTTATCAGTATATTGTGTACCAACGTGCTACATCCGCTATCTTTTTGTTGATTGCTATCTGTATCATTGGTCTTAGTGTTTACTTGTGGAAGAATGCAAGGTCTTCAAAACTTGACAA